CTGATACATTCGTCAATTTGAGATTAACACTGTACATATATTCCAGACAAGGAGCTTTGCACTATTGCTGATTATTTGCAAAAGAGTGATGCTCCTTTTTGCAAAAGTAAACCCGTGTGTTCTCCTTATTACCTCTCCTCTAAATAGCATCTTTTACTTTTCTTTCATTTGTCAGTGCTGTTTTGGTATTTACTCCTACGCCCCAACCGGTAGCAGGCTTCCAGTTTAACTGTTTCCAGTATAATAACACCGCTGCTCTCGTCTTGGTTCCATAATCTCCATCCACTATCAGTGGTATATAGTCTTTTATACCTGCCAGGCATATATTAAGGCTGTATTGCAGCCAGACAATGGATAAAAAGCTTGAATCCGGATTTATTGTACCTGTAGGAGGTTTTGTATAAATAGCCTGTAGGTCATATGTCCATAAATCATTATCCCTTATCAGCGTGATTAGTTTGGACGTATAGGATACATCTGTTGCCCAGCCATCTTCTTTTATAAGGTAACAAGACTCACGGTAATCCGTTACTCCCTTCAAATTCTTATACCTGGCGTAATTGAGGAATTCATAATATCCCAGAATGCCTTCCGAGACGCTGGCATACTTTCGGAATTTTGCCTTTACTGTATACCAGGTCTTATCGTTTCTTTGTTCTTGCGTGGAATACTCTTTGAATGAGGTACCGCATGTGTTCGTCCATTTCATGCCAAAGTAGTTGTGACATTCTTTCGCAAGGCCGGATTTTCCCCAATTTGATTCCAGAATTGCCTGGGCAATTGTCATGCTGGGTAAAATCTTGTATTGGGGATACAACTTTACAGCAGCAATTCCAAGCTGCATAATCAGTTCCTTATTCGTCATTTTCGGAGTCCTCCTTCTTTCCATCTTTTTCAAGCAGGTTTCTCATAGCTTCATAAAGTCCTGTACTTGCCAGACCACTAATCATACCACCAAGAATGACTGCCATGTTTATATTCGGGATATTAACCAGTACATTAATGATCGTACCTAATAATAGCATTACTGCGGGGATATACTGGTTGTTAAATTTATCTATCTTTTTAAAGGCGTAGCCAATACATAAGCAAATGCCCAGGGTTATCAGGTTTATGTATTGTAACAAAAAATCTAAATCCATAAAGTATCACCTCTCTTTCATATTTACATTTAGGCGTTTGCGAAACGCCTAAACCCGAATATATACGGTATATTTCTTTTGTTAGAAGATATAACTCCTAACCGATTTGTGGTAAAATTGAATTGTCCAGAAACAAATCTACCAAAATCCGAAAGGAGTTATATACCTATGATACATATTTTCTCCGCGGAACATTAGAATGGGATAACACTTACAAAATCATTACAAGAATAGTTATTGCTTAGCTGGACGAAGAACTCAGAACAAAAAACCTTCATGCAGATTTGTTCCTTTCAGGATACCTCAACTGCTTACAATTAAGTATAGTCTAAGCAGTAATTAAAATGTACTTTGTCAGTCCAAAAATTTTCTATACCCTATGAGTTTCGTAATCACTTGATATTTACATTCTAATATAAATTTTTAATACTCTGCTCCGTTAAGAAATCTTTCTGTTCATGCTTGATTTCTCTTGCAAACTTAAGGGCTGTCTCGGTTTCTCCGTTACAATGTCCATTCTTTAAAGCTGTTGCTGTAGCCTCTCCCAGTGCAATAGCAGCCCCTACACTCTTAATAAGCAGAATCGTGTTTTTCTCTCTGGCCGCTTCCTTTTGGGTGAATTCCACTTCTCTTTTTACCATTCTTCTTTCAACCCACCAGAAACAGAATCCAGTAATTGCGCTGGGAACACTTATGGCCATTAATAATGCTGATATATCCATCAACTCCTCCTCATTAAAAAAGAGAACCCTCCGCGCTCTCCTAAAATTCTTTCAATATTTCTTGTTTTTCGTTCTCTGATAACTTGGGATAATCCTCGATGATATCCACCGCTGTTCTATCCTCTAACTGTATCCTTGCTTTGATAGCATTAATAAATATAGATTTCTTCCACGTTGGCATACTTTACACCCCCAATACTTCTGCAAATGCAATATTAAGTGTAGCAACTTGACTCTCTAACTCTTCAACTCTTGCTTTTGCGATTGCTACCTCTTCGTCTGCTGTCGGGTTTCGTTCAACAAGGGTCTCTCTATCTTCCTTATAAAATTTACCATCAACATACATATTACCAATGCTAATTGGGAAATGGGTAGTATCTATCGCTATAGCGTCATCCCCATAATGAAATCTTGCGAGTTGATTCGCTATCTCAAAATTATCACAAACCACTATATTTTGTACCACTTCATCTTTGATTAAACTGAATATTTGATTACACCACATACTCTGCCCCTTTCTATTGCTCGGCCCATCTTACTATCACTGTTCCACTGGCACCATTTCTAGCATAATCATAAAGCATTTCAGGAGAACCGAATCCTCCTCCACCTGAATTGGGTGTTGCGGCAACAGCTGAAGTATTTACCCATCCAGCTCCACCACCTGCTCCACCTTGTGCTCTGATCAATGTGTTTGTACCATATCCGGCTCCAGCTCCTCCACCTGAATACAATGTTCCACCGGTTTCTCCAAATGCTCTTGTTGTAGTTCCTTGTCCATATCCATAGTGAGGTGACCTTCCGGGAACTGTTATCATATAGCCAAATCCCATCCAAAATCCACTAGAAAAACCGTTGCTTCCATTGGAACCTCCGTTTCCTCCTTTTGCTCCGTTATTGGATTCCCATCCGGCACCGCCTCCACCTGAACCACCATTTCCACCGATGCCAGCGGCATAGTTTTCATAATTTCCTGTACCTCCGTTCCATCCACTTGTGAGAACACAGTAAAGAGCACTTTCTCCACCTCCAGCTGATAATCCTCCAAAGTACGTTGTACCAGCAACAACAGTATTTATAGACATTGGTTCAAGGTTTATCCAACCGCTTGTAGTAGCACCAGCACCTATTGTTATACCAATTTGTTGACCCGGAGTTACAGAAACATTAGCATAAGTAGCAGTCCTTCCTCCAGCACCACCACCTGCTTGGTAACCTCTTCCTCCTCCTCCTACACAGAAGACATCAACGATCCTTACACCATCTGGTACTGTCCAAACTTGTGATGATGTAAAAACTATTTGGCCGGCTGGAACAGTTCCCTGCCATGCCAACCTTGCAACACCGTTTACTCCTATGTATATCTTCTTTACCTTACGAGCTACATTGTTCACTCCTACATACGCTTTCTTTGCCTTTCTTGCAACATTGGAAACCCCTATGTATAAACCTTTTGACATACAAGCCTCCTATTCATAAACAAAGTAAAGCGAACCACTAGCCAAAGCAGATACTCCCGCTGTAAGGTCTGCAGTACCATAATCACTAGACATTTTTCTCCAAGGACCCCACCCTGTTCCACCGGAACTCCTAATATAAAATGCATTATCACCATGAAATCTAATTGCGATTTGAGCCCCATATCCCCCTGACGGGTCTGTATGTGGAATATAAATTACATGAAACCAATCGGTATCAGGAAAACCAGGAATGTTTGTTGATGATGCGATATATGGAGAGGGATATGTTGCAGATGTAAAATCTATAACCCCATACCATGCCGATTGTGCAAAGTGACTTGGAGGGTGTCCGCCTATAGAATCTGCATTCCCTCCATTAGCTGGTAAACTAGTGGGTATGGCAGGCAACCCTGTAATCATGCTTGCTGGATGAGTATCTGGGTGAACATAGTTGTTTGCGTTATCGGCCACTCCATTTAACTTCATCTTATCCGTTGGACTCATTAATCCTGCTACTGTAGTACTTGCATTACCATAGGTAGTATCTGTAAACTTTGCATTTGCAGGGACATTAGATTCCACGGTATGGCCGTTTACCATTATTGGGTTTCCTGCTTTATCTTGTGCTTCTTTTAGTTCTGTATCCAGGATATCCATATTAGCATTAAAATCCTGCACATTATAGAAATCATCTGGAGCCGGTTTCTTTAGTTTATAATATGTTGTTTCATCCATTAGCTTAATACCTCCTCTCTTAATTCTCCATATGTTTTATGGCGTAATTGTACATGTGTATATTGGTGCAATGTACTATTTTGGTTATACATTAGTAATAATGTTATAACAATATTACACGGCACCACTCGATCAAGCAGGTTACTGACCTCAGCATATTTTTTCTTAACAGTTAAAGCCACTTTAACAGTCAAAGCATATGCACTACTGTCTAAAATAAGCTTATACTCATCTCTCCCACACAAAAGATTCAATTGTGCTTCCAGATTTGTATATGTATACGGAAGCTGCTCATTCAACCTTGTCAATATCCTGAATTTCCGATCACTCAATGTATCTGTATCAAGTGCTTTTATCCCCAAGATACGTTCCCATCTCTTAACCCCGTTTAATGTAGACTCATTAACAAACTGATCATCCAGTACATTTTCAAGTTCTTCCCATAGCCCGATAACCTCTGTGTTTTCCGCTGCAGAAAGAGCTTTAAATTCTTTTATTTCTCTCAGTACACCGGGAAGGTACTCTATCAGATTTATCTCCCTATCCAATTACCGTCCCCCTTACCGGAATAGCATCAGCAGTTAAAACCAGGTTAGATGCCTCTCCATTAATCGTTGTACCTGTAACATCAACAACTCCTGTAACATTCAGTAACCTTGACTCCAACTGTGAGATTCGTATAATCAAGCTGTCATTATCATCCCATGTTTTACACAGTTCTAAGAAATAATTATCGATTACTCCTGTGATATAGCTCTCTACTTCATGAAAGGAGTACCCCTCCTGATATGTTATGTTAAACGCAAGATTGACCTTGATCTCCGTAACAGTCTCAACCGTTACTATATGACCAATCGGTGCAAGACCGTCACCCCCGCCTTTATTTATAGTCGGGTCAACCATTGTCTGCACAGTATCAATTAAGGTCGTTGTTGCTTTCCCATAATCAGAATTAATGATTACCAGTTTTACCGTTCCTCCGCCATTCCACACGGGATACACTTTTACTCCACCAACACCGGAAACAGCGTTTACTTTTTCGGTATAATCCGCTTTGTTCCCGCCAAAGGATTTGGTCGAAAGAGTTGCAAAGTACCTGCTTCTGAAATCTTCTGTTTCCTCTTCGTCCTCACCAGGTATCAATATTTCAGTCAATGCAGCCGTTGTCAGTCCATCAATGTAGTCAATGGGTATCAGCATGCCAAGATTGCCATTCGGTGTACTTCCTGGAGTTTCACAGATCAGTTTCCATATACCGGTTGATATCTTTTCCGATGCGGTATAATTATAGTCTTTGCAGCTAAACCTGTCTCCAACAGCTATATCAATATTAAATTCGCCTTTCGCAACTGTATAAGTTGCAGCAGAAGGTACAAGACCTCTTTCAGCTGCCCTCTTAATCAGATATTCTCTGGACGCTGTGTCTGCGAAAGCTTCATTTAGGATTGCATCCATTTCTATGTAAGCCTGTGCCAGCTCCACAGCCACCGGTGCCAGGGCATCAAAGATGATACTTCCTTCTCTTTTATCAATGGAATCCGGGATCTGTTCCAGCATTCGTTCGAGAATAGCATCATAAGTATTTGCTTCATACATCAGTAATCCACCTCCTTTTCCATTCCTATATCACCCCAAACAGTACGAACGGTAAAGGCCGCAGTTACGCTTCCCTTTTCCTCCGTAAAGTAAAAATCATCAACTCCAAGTACCCTCTCATCCCGCATCAGCGCTTCTGCTATTCTTCTCTGTAAGGCAGGCATTACATAGGCATCAGGTTCACCAACCAAATCTTCAAGCTGTATCCCATAATCCTCGCTATAGATTAGATAATCATCTCTTTCGGTACTAAGCCTTAAATAGATTGCCTGCCTCATTGCCTCCAATCCATCCACTTTACCAAGCATTCTATTGTTCGCTATGTCAAGCCGGTAAGTTTTACTGGGTTGCTCTACCACCTCAACTTCTGTATATTCAAAATCAGCCATCCGACACCACCTTATCCATTATGATATACTTCTGCCCACCCTGCATGCGAATCATAACTACTTTATCACCAACCACAAGATTCTTTACCTTATCCGTAACCACCAGAAATCCCCTTGTTATAGTACGTTTTTGCTCCAGATAAATGGTTAGCGGGGCGATGCCGCTTACTGTCCCATAAAGTACAACTGTTGGTTTACTTGCATCGACTGCTTCCAGGGCTACTCTCTTAAGCAGCGGTATTAATCCCTCACTGGCCATAGATACCACCTCCTAATAAATCCAGGTCCATAAAGTGACTGTCTTTGTTATAAGTATGCGTTACTCGGTTGACAAGCATGTAATTTTTAAGGACTATATCACCAAGATTCATATGAACATAAACTCTTGATCCCGCTCTTACCCTGGTATCTCCAAACAGATTTTTAAAAGATAAGCTTCTGGTTTTTGTATTATAGAAATGAAGCAGTGTAGTAGCTTTCTTTCTTGTCGACGCTTTTATTTGCTCAATACTGGTATTAGAATCACCACTGATTGATTCATAGTATTGTAAAACCCCCCACTTATCAACATTCTCATCACTTTGCTCTACAAACACCTCTCGGTTTCCCAAGGAGTCACTATTATAGATTATTTTGATTCGGTTATATGTGTTCGTATCAATACTGGAACTGTAGTCAAAATCCTCTCCGCTTTCATTGCAGATTAAGATATCTAATGTCATATTCTCCATGCTTTTTAAAGTCAATTTTCCATGATCATCATACATGGTATATAACAAGCCTTTGGCAGTCGTAGTTAAGGTAAGTGCCGTATTAATGATATCAAAGAGAGTCTGGTTATCTTCATCCCTGGAAGGTATGACATATTGCGTATCCTCGATTTCTCCTACCTGAAGGTTGAAATCTGCTGCCAGCAGCTTTATAACCTCACTGGCTTTTTTATTCTCATAGGTGTATGTATCTTTATTCTTCAGATACCTTAACTGATCATATGCTGTAACTTCAATGACATTAGCCTTTGTACGTTTCTTGGAAAATACAAATCCATAAAACACTTTTTCATCATCATATTGAAATGAAATAGAATTCCCTTCTGTAAAAGCAAGCGCTTCATCCTTTATAACAGAAAAAGTCAAAACTCCTGGTGTACCTTTTCTCTCCGTTGTCCACTTAACCCCATCCAGAACAGAAGGAAAATATAATTTATTATTGTTTTCAATAAATAATTGCATTCTTCCTCCTTTCTCTAACTTTTTAAATCTATTAGTGATCTTTTAGGAAGTGTCCGTTTACTGCTATACCCCTTATACTCCGTCCATACTGCGGTGTTAGCGTCTTTTACCCCGGTTAATTCTTTTAATACATCATAAGTGTAATTCCAATATGACAGATTAGGTAGGGGGGGGTTCTTATTAGCTGCTGATGGTGTAATCGTTTTAACTGTAGTTGTAGTAGGCTTCGTAGAGGTGTTCGTATTGGAGGATGAATTATTCTTTGTAGGTGCGCTGTTCTTTGAAGGATTCGATGCGGAAGCCGGTGCAGAAGATGCTTTTACATCCTGTATCTTCAGCACCTGACCAACAGACAACTTATTGGGATTACTGATTCCATTTAATTTTGCGAGATTCCAGCACTTCGCACCATCTCCAAGAAGCTTCTTGGCTATCGCCCATAGAGTATCTCCTTTTTTTACAGTGTAAGTGTTCGGAATCGTATTCTTTGCCTTATTTCCTTTTTTTGCACTACCTAATTCTTTTTTTGTCTTAATGTCTAATTTCTTAACCAGGGTCTCATACTTTATATACTCTTTTAATTCAATAGAAACATCCAAGTCCGGCGCATTGTCTTTTGATTCCGTAAACGTGTAGTTCTCTAACACTACCAGCATATTTGTCCACATAATATCCCGACCCATTATTTGTTCAGAACCTTCTTTGTATCTGTTTACTATAAACTCAAATGGTGTGCCCATAAATTTAAGCTTTTCAAAATATTCCAGATAATACCCTGCCGGTTGAAAAGAATTTTCATAAATAGCAAAAGGATACCACGTAGACAGGGGTAAGATTATATCAAACTTAATGGAGGTAAGACCCGGAGTTTTTATTATATTGACTTCACCCTCGTTCATTAAATTAACTGTTTTATTCTGATTATTTATTGTCGTTTGCAGCTTTGATGGAGGAATTGGCAGCAACACCTTTCCCATATAAAACTTATACATTCTACACCCCCTCTGCGGAACTGCTCATTGCTGTTTCAACTTCATTTTTTAAATATTCTACAATTCCGTCGATATCTCTCGTTCCTTTGATACTGTTATTATTAATCATGTCAACCTTAATTTCCGAGGTTGTAAATCGATTAATTGCATCTCGCTCTGCCACATCATGAAGATATTTCAGATCCTCATCACTTATATTCACTTTTTCAGCCATTTTACTTGTATTATCGGCAGTTGTTGATACATTGTCGTAAAGGTCTGTATTATTTGAATTGTCCAGAGGATTAACGGAAGGGTTAATTAGAGGATTACCTGAAGAATTATCTGTAAAATTATTTGCAGGATCTTTTAAGTCATCTTTCTTATCCTTTGAATTAAACAATTCGCTCCCCCATTTATTTCCGTTATCAAATGCATCTGTCATATCAACCCTATAATTTATCTCTGGTGCGTTACGATTAAGCGTAATTGAATTCTCGTTTTTTCCCCACGAAAGGACAGTACCTTTCAAACCTTCAAGGCTAGCAGTCCAATCGGTACCAAAAATTGCATCGATTATTTTAGTTACGATCATCCCCAAAGACAGAAACCAGGAGATAATTTGTCCAATTAAATTTGCAACTGCACCACCCAAGCTGTCAAATCCTCCATTTATTACATTGAAAATCCATTCGAAGATTCCGATGAAAGGTTCTACAAAAATGGTATAGAAAAACTGCATCATCCCATTAAAAGCACCAATAAATACATTAGCTATAAGTGCTGCAAGCCACATGAACGCTCCTGCTATTAAACCAGTCGCACTTAAAGATGAACCTGTGAAATGGTTTATCGCAGCAACAACACCATAAATAGCCGCTATAACTAATATAATAATTAGTATAATCCAAGTCAGCGGACAAGCTAAAAGTGCTGTATTTAATCCCTGAACCGCAACCATTTCAGTAAAGGTTGCCCCTGCTGCAAATGCCTGTTGGGTAGCTAAAATCCCCGCTCTCAATGCTGCTGCCGCCTTTAAACCATTTGATATGCCCTGCACAATATTCAGAGCAGTCAAAACTCCGGTATATAGCACTACAGCTGCAACTATACCGTAAATAAAAGGTGCTATCATCCCCCAATTGTCAGTAAAGAAGTTTCCAATTCCGGCTATTACATCAAAGAGCTGGGAAGCAACCATACCTATAGCCTGAAAACCAGTTATCAAATTGTTCTTAAAAGTCTGAAATGCAGTACTCCCCGTTATTTTCCCTATCTTTTCTAATACAGCCTGGAAAGCCATCTGCCCATTGTCCTTAATACTGTTACTTACCTCCGCCCAGGTAATTGGCAACTTACCAAACTGCTCTTCTACCGTTTGACCTGAAAGAAACATAGCAGCTTTGATTACATCAGCAGTCAGTAAACCTTCCGCTGCCCAATCTCCCATAGATCCCTTTGCATGCTGTACATTTGTCATATAATCTTCGATAGATGCAGCCAGTAATGGAGCATTCTGTAGGATATCCTTATATCCGTCTCCCTGAATACCGCCCGCGCCCATTGCTTCTGATAACTTCGACATAGAATTAGCCTGGTCTTGTGCACTAGCACCACCAACCTTATAATTCTTATTCATTAATTCAGTGAAAGCAATCAATTCATCCTCATTGCTAAAGGCACCTTTCGCTTTTGTACCAAGTTCATAGACCATATCAGCAGTATCTGCATAACTTGTTCTGGACCGCTCTGCAGCTTCAAAAACCTTCTGGGAAAATTGTTCTGAGGTTTGTAATCCTTTATTTATAGCATCCAGCTTCATTTTCGTCAGGTTCATTTCATCAGATGCGCCCATTATCTTTTTGCCAGTATCAATAAAAGATACTCCAATGCTTTTAGCTTTATCAACCAATGTTACGACTGATGAGGTACTATTGTTTAATGATTCTGTCAATTTATTCTGAAGCTTTATAGCTTCTTCAATAGGACTTAGAATCTTCTTTTGTTCATCGTTGGACGCTGCAATTTGTGCCTGCAATTTCGCTTCTGCCTGCGTACCCATATTAACCTCACGAACGAAGGCCTTCTGTGTAGTCGTGCTGTGGTCAATGTTAGTTTCTATCTTATCTATGAATACATTAATCATATTAAGGCCATTTAAAGCAGCACCGAAGCGGCCTCCGCTAAAGGCATCATCAAAACGCTGCCCCGTTCTTGCCAAGGCAGTATTCATGTTCTGCAGTGCTAGTGTTGCTCCATCGTATACCTCGATGGCGTTTTCTACCGACCCCATATCTCACCTACTTTCTTTTTGCTCTGGCTCTTCTATCCGCTTCCCGGTCAGCTTTGATTTTCTTTTCAACCGACGCGATGACAAAGGCCTTTTCCTTAAGACTTAGCTGCATGTACTCCCATGGTTTCCAATGGAGCTTCAGTATACAGTAATAAAGAATACTTGCCTCGCCGTCGGTTTCAATTAGTTTTTTGCTTCTTCTACCAGCTCTTCCGTATCCGTATTAAATCCGTTGATTTCCTGGACCTTTAATATAAGATCGGAATACTCTCCGCTCTTAAGCATAACCTTTAACAGGTTGTCAGCGCCTAATACACCATAGGAATTCTGTAACCCGGCATCGTTAAGCTCAGGATACACTACGCATTTCGCTGCCAGTTTGCCAAGATACATATTACCATCGGTTTCTGTTGTAAACTGACCTTTTCTCCCGGGTACCGGCACTTTCCTGGTGCAGGCTTTTCGAATATCTTCGTCCTCTTTGGAAGAAATACAGCATAATTCCCACTCCACCGGCTTACCGGACTTTTTCAGAAACCTCTTTGATGCTACAAATTTCACATTTTCCTCTTTTAATGCGTTTTCCGCAAAGAACATACTTAATTCACTCATATTTATATCCTCCGATTATTGTAATAAGATAAATAGCAATCATATAAGGTGAATGAAGTATAAATACCTGCCAAAACATACATAATATTCTTGTCTATGCTTTTAATTGCTTTGAAGGAATATACTTAAATTCAACTTATATACAATATAAAAAGGGAAGAGACTCCCGGTTCTCCTGCAATACACTGTTAAAAGACAATATTTATCTATCATTCCTGTAATGAACTATTCTTGCGATTAATTCTTCACCTGCTAATAATGTGCACATATCCTGTGTGTGGCAGTGAACCTGGAGTTCTTCCATTAATTTACTTTAAATGCAACAGTCTCTATGACTTACATACGCATTCCTTTTATTACATCAAAACCTTTCTTCATTTCCCAATCTTCAAAGGTGAAGTCCATATCCTCCTCAAGATACTCACCATCGGCATCAAATTTTGCAAGTATCCCTCCATCCATGTTACAACCTTTTAGAATAATTTCCTGGGTGCCAATAGTAGAAGTAGGATCAGAATTTATTATCTGTATATCAAAATAAATATCCTTTCCTGAGTTCTTATAATCATATAGTAATTTTCTAAAGATTGACGTATTATAATGGAAGGTTGCTGATCCGGTTCCCTTCCATCCTGTAGTCTTATTACCCTTTCCAGTCCTACCAAGAATCGGAACTTCTGATTTGGTCTTTTCCATTTTAGCTTCAAGATTGATAGCCTGCATGAAATTATATACTTGCGTCCCAATCGTTACATAGCATTCAGCCAGTGAGGCACTAATTGCATCCTGAGCATTCATAATAGCATTCGCCATATTTTTTTACCTTCTTTCTTTTAATTTACAGAAACTTCCATGTACAGCTTTTTCATAGCTGCTACCGGGGTAACCGGGCAAGTTACAACAACTGAATCTTTCGCAGTACCTTGTGAGACAATAACCTCATCCTTTATAAATCCTTCAATGGCACCGATCTGTGATAATGCATCCAAATAGCTGACAACATCATTCCAAAGCAAACTCTGGCCGGCACTGTTGTTCTGAATATTCCCTATGTATTTCGTGTTGAAAATCGCAGCAATGTCATTGCCTACCTGATCCAGGACTCTGATAACCTGGTTGTTCGAAAAATCCCTGCTTTTTTCCTCTGTAAAGGAGATCAGGGAATTGATATCATTTAAAACTCTGATGCTATCCCCTACCTTATGGAACAGCAGCTCACCGGCACCTATTCCCTGGGCTAAGGCCTGTTGACTATAATTGGTATCAACCTTAAATTCTCCATTATAGGCCTTGTTCGTCAGATCTTTATTCACTTCGCAGGCTGCTTCCCTGCCGGCCAGCCAGTACATTAGGGAATATACCGGGAAATCTACGTCATTATCTGTAATAGCATTTTTCAGATTGATTACGCCTTCATCATCTGCTGCCGTACGATATACGATTGTCTGAAACTTTACGCCAACTTCATTCCTCATACGTTTGGTAAAAGCTACAAACAAAGCAATTACTTCTGCTGCATCAGATGGGCAGGCCAGGATGTTAAAAGAATAACTTTCAAGCTTTGTTAAGAAATTCTGATAATCTATACCTGTCACCGCCTCACCATTGGTGCCTCCGGTAAGTGGTGTTCCGGCTGTAACTGCAAGTTCAGCTGTTTTTACAGGCTCCACATAATCATTTGCCACCAGTTCAGATGCCGCTGCAACTGTCTGAGAATCCACCAGGGCAGTATCCAAATAAGTGGATACATCAAATTTGTCATTATCGTCTGCGTTTACGGCAATAACTGTCTTGAGACTGTTTCCTCTGGCTCCTTTATACTTTGCTGTAACAAATGCATTGGAAGCTTTCACTCCCCCATTTAATTTGTAGAAATAACAGGTCTGAGCATGCTGGAATAAATCTCTTAAGCCCTTTAACTTATCACTTGTATAAGCGTATCCAAAGAGTTTCTGAGAGTTTGTCAGAAACTCTCCCTGTGTTACAGTAAATACCTCCCCATCTGTACCCCAATCGAGCACCAGTGGAAATGCTACAAACCCTCTGTCAGAATAGGATAATGAAGCATTGGCAGCACTCACAAAATTAATGTAAGCGCCAGGAATTACTTTGTTTTGCGTTGTAAATGTTCCGCCACCTAACATGAAATCACCTTACCTTTCAGGAAACCCTCAAGAATTTCCTCAACTTCCGATATTGAATAAGCTCTGTCCTCTGCCAACAGGGCATTGAGCAGATCTTTATTTTCGGCATATTTTTTACTTGCTGCTAACTGTTTCTTCGTAAATGTTACAGGCTCATTATTTTCTTCCTGTATGATTTTTGCTTTCGCCATATTAATAACCATACCTTTCTCATATTCTGCAAACTAAGTGCCACAGTCCCACTAGTCCCATTGCATGCCTCATCTGCCTGCTGATTTGGTTTGCCACAAATCAGGGTGCAAATTATGTATTTCAATAATTAATTTCAGCACCCATGCAACCGAAAGCTCTCCTGCAGTACTGCTCAAAATAAGAAGTGTGAAATGTTCTTTATTTCGTACTAGCTCCCTATTTCATTTTTTACATTTAAAGACTGCATTTTATCAATCTCTTCTTTGGTAGTGTATGCAAAGTAATTATATTGCACATAAAAATGCAGTATCTCTTCTGTAATCTCATAATTCATTTTGGTACCACGGAGCAGTTTTCCGTCTGACGTAATATACTCCAAGGCCGAAAGCCCGGGAACTATCTCTGATATTTCGCTGTTTTTATTCACAGTACCGGGGTAATACTGGATATCAAAGGAGTGCTCCAGGTATAACCGGTTACTCATCATCTGTTTACGGCTTCCCTTTATCAGCTTCACCAAAAAGCAAGGCATCGTAAGCTCATTCTGGACCCCGTCCGTATAGATATGAATATCCTCTCCATAAGTTGCTTCCAGCATTGTAACAATGCCATTAACAATATCCTTTACCATCCAAGTCCTCCTTAAGAAATTTAATAAGCTCTTCTATAACCATGGGTTTCTCTTTGTTATCAAAGTGAAATCCATCAAGACCTCTTTGCCTGTAAAACAGGTAATCCGGATCCTGGATTCCTGCTTTACCGAATTGTTTGTTCAGAGAATATGATTTTATTGTATTGACGACATCATATTGAAGCTTTTGGATTGTCACTTCCTGCTGCTTGATAATTTCAAGCAACATCTCTTTATCACTTTTACTCTCTCTCAGGACTTCTATGGCTGCCATAGCTGTTTTCAGTTTTTTCTTCGCCTGATTAAACTCTGATTTTGGTACCGCATTTCTAGGGAATTCTTCATTGATTTGTTTCATCAGGCCCTCCAGATCAATACGTCCATCACCGTTTATCATGGCTCCTTCTATTAATTTTCGTATCCACTTCATCTTGTTTCCTCCATAGATAGTTATTCCCGCTCTCCGGGTATTGGGATCTGGCCGTTATACTCCGGCGGAGTTTTGATAGTTTTACGTCATTCCGGACAAAAGCAACAATTAACATGCCTTTCAGCATCAGGGTGTCAGGAGCCAGCTATAGCAAGAAAGAAAGCACTCAACTGCTGAAGGCAGCTAAGTGCTTTATAGTTCAACTCTATTCCCTTATACTTTAATATTAACACATTTCTTTTGTCCGGTTAATTTCGTCTTTATTTCATATTTGTTTCAGATGAGTTCCAATCCCTCTATCCCAAACAATAATACGCTGACTTCTATGGTTATTTCATTTATCCAACGGCTTATCGAAGCTTTACTGGAACTATAAATCAATGCCGCATCATCATAGTTCATCTCGTCTAATATACAGCTTTCAAATGCTTCATACTTTTCTTGCAGCCCTTTTTTCTCATAATCTTCCTTTATCACTGTCAGCGCATTATCTATATGTGTCACCACGATCAAGCTTCTCATCTTGCTTCTTTTAATGCTTTCCACATATAACTCATCTGCCTTCGTTTGATAATGGTTGAACTTATCATATTTTGTTATATCAGTCATTCCTGCCTCAACACTTTTTTTCAATTTACTGTAGTTCTTAAGCAATAACTTCGTGTTATGCAGAGCTTTCCTGTTTCTCTCAGTCCTCTGTTCCATACTGTATTCTTTGATCGCTTTTCTTATAGCTCCTTCAATAAAATCATCTGTCACTTGTATGTTCACCCAAACACTCCTCTCCAACAGGTATAGATAGCACCTGTTTTCAAACCAGACTTCTCTGTAATACTCCTTTTTCCTGTCTATCTGCAAATATCAGCTTTTATTCCTTTATCTTAAAATATTCTCTGTACACTTTGAACATATGGTATACCCATTTATTTCAACCAGCCCTTCTGTTTCAGAACACAGTATACAGCCAATATCCCGTTTATAGACTTCCACGTTTACCGTATTATTCACCCATGGAGATCCCTTCCCAGTGATATTATTACGGCTTCTATCAGAATCAACCGGTCCGCCATACTTAACATATCTATTTAACCCTTCTAACGATATTCTTATATCTCTCCCCTTTAACACTGAAGCTTTCCTTATCTCAATAGGAATAATTATCCTGCTGGATTGGCTTTGTCTACTTTCCCTTAACATATCCATCGTAAATTACCATTCCCCCTTAATTAATATTATAATTTTTATTTTTCTAATTTTAATTTGACACAACTTCGAATTTCCTATATAATATAAGTAATAGTTCATTCGCTATATTTCGTCAATTAATTAGAATATCCTAAGTACATGTTTTAATTATATATAGCATATCCTAAGTTGTCAAGTCTGTAATTAGATTTTCCTAATTTTATTGAAAGAGGTATTATTATGTATGAAATTTATGAGCTTTTATTAAGTGAAAAGGGTTGCAGGACTGCAGATGTAGCAAGAGAAACCGGAATTAACCAGACCGTGTTCTCAGAGTGGAAAAAGGGTAAAAGCACTCCTAAATCTGACAAGATGCAGAAGATTGCGGATTTTTTTAATGTGCCTTTAGAATACCTTCTGGGCAAAAATGGTATCGTTACCTGCCAGGAATGTGGTATGATGTATTATGCCTCAGATATAACCGAGTGCCGTACTCACGATGAATTTCATAGAAAATACTTGTTGGCATCAAGATTTTATGGCGACTTTTATCCATTGCCGGTAATCGAAAACGAAAAGAACAAATACCTTAATATAGCTTCTAATTACGATAATACTTTTGAGTCCAGAGTAAATGCCTGGATAGAAGTGATACGAGCTTATTTTTCACGAAGCCTTTCCGGATGGAATTACGAACTGGAACACCCCACCTTTGATAACTATGCCGCTATGTTACTAAATACCAAAACCTTAGAGGACAGAATCAATGACACGGCAGTTTATACACGACTTGTAAGGATGTATGGTAAACAGGAGGGACTGGAAGAAGGAAAGACAAATTTTCTTGCGCCCCAGGCTGCCAGACTGCACTCCCCATCCCCAAACGAAAATTCAGAAGATGAGAATATGCTGCTGAAAGAATTTAGTAAACTGAATGAAAAAGGAAAAAGCGTAGCCGTTAGTCGTGTGACTGAGCTTACATATATACCTCAGTACACGGATAATAACCCTAATATACCCAAAAAGAAAGAACGATACGTTCCTACAGAAGAGGATATTCGTTCCCTGGTTGCCAGAAATGGTAAGAAGATGACCAGAGAGGAAGCTATAGAGTTTATAACTGAAATGTATTCCGATGACGATGAATAATCAAAAAGGTGGTTCTATGGATTACAACATTATAAAATTAACAACCTTAGAGGTATTTCAAAAATGTAATATAAAGTCATTTCCAATTGATTGTACTGAAGTTTTGGAAGCATACGGCATGAAGGTTGAACCTTACTCTGCACAGAAACCAAAAAAATACGAAAAATGTATGTCTTTCAGCAAAGATGCCTTTACCTTAAAGAAAACCGTATATTACAACGATGCTCAACTACCAGGCAGAATATATTTTTCACTTGCCCACGAGATTGCTCACATTGCTTTAAAGCACTCAGAACCCAGGACTCCTATGCACGAAAAAGAAGCTGACACTTTCGCAAGTTATTTTATAGCTCCCAGAATTGCAATACATTATGCTGCTTGCAAAAACTATGTACATGTAGCAAAACTATTCGACATTTCCTATGAAGCTGCACATTATGCATTTAATGATTACCGAAGATGGCACAGAAAATCGATCCATTCTATGGATGCACTGGATAAAACCATCTATAATCATTTTTATAACAAGGAGTATAACGGATTTGTTTACCGTATTGCTAACTGTCATTTTTGTGGGCAGGAGTTATATAATACGGAGGAACCACATTGTAAAAAATGTGAAAAGCTTTTTCATAGCTCTAATCACTATTCCTCTTATTCTGTCCATAATGATGATTTTCTGATTGCTGAAGCAAACTGGTTATATGGAGAACAATAGCAAAAGAGGTGTTATAATATGCCTGCCTAAGGCAGAATTATAACACCTCTTTTATTTAATGCCTGTTTCATCGATACAAGCGTATTCATGCCTCACCTGTATTGTGCAGCTAATAAGAAAATTACTTAAGCTTGATATGTTGTTCCGACACCCATCCTCTTTGTTTCGCATAGTTCAATTCTTTTTCATCTAAACCTTCATAATGCCCCCATTTACATAATCTTTTGATTTTCTCTTCGGTAAAGGGCTTATTCTCATCCCATAAGCCTGTTTGAACAGCTAATCGTCTTATCTGTGCATTGCGTTTTATTAATTTAAGACTGTAATCTATGGACTGTTTTACAGCAGTTCTGCTTATATTGTAGTATTTGCCAATGTCCTCCATGTTCATGTTATCTATATACTTCATTTTGAGCAGCTGCATCTTCTTTTCATCCATAAGAATTTTATCAATTATAATCCATAATTCATCCTTTAGCTGCTGATTGGACACCTTTTCCACAACTTCAGTTTCTACATCAACCTCGCCAGGTACTGTTTCAGAATAGCTTATATCCTCATCATCTCCATCAGCTACCACTCTATCCAGGCTGCTGACTTTATTTCTATACATAAATCTTTGAAGCTGTTCTATCTCTTTGACTGACATTATCAGCGTCGAAGCATATTCCTCTTTGGTTGGCTGCCTGTTAAAATTATACATATAATGAGAAGATAACTGATTATACCGGTGAATTTTCTCCTGGGTATGAACCGGTACACGAATAAACTGCCCACTGTCCTCCAGAAACCTTTTAATCGCTTGTCTTATCCAAAAAGGTGCATAAGACATGAATAAAACACCTTGTGTGACATCGTATTTCTCTACTGCTTTTACCAATCCGAAATAAGCCTCATGCATCAACTCCTCTAATTCTATTATTGCGACACAGCCATAGCTTGCTTTGCAGGCATAGCTATACTTTTTAACAATCGAAAATATGATACCTTGATTCATTCTATATAGTTTACTCATATTTCCGGTAACATCCTCGCCTTTCTTTATGAGCTCAATCAATTCTTCATTACTCATTTACTCAACCCCTTTTTCTTTTTTATGAATTGTAGATATTTTTCTTTCATAAGTACAATAACTTATTTGTAATCTGACAGATGAATCAGCCTTTTCTTCATACTATATATTAATCTGAGTACTCTTACTCGGCGGAAAAGTTTCTCATCAAGAAACTTTTATGGTAAAATTTTTTTTCTGAATTCATTCACATGACGGATTATCTGTATCTGAATCCATTCATATGATTGATTATTTATGCCATTAAAGTATTCGAAAATCCCTTTTCTAATATATTTCATATCTCACCCTAATACTGAATTATTTATGTATATAGAATCACAGCTTGTTTCTTTATAAGAAACATTATAATCCCAACAGTTTCCACTGTCAAGAAGCTTTTATTGAAATATTCTAAATTTTGTTGCTTAATTAGAAATTTATGATATACTATGAGCATATGGAGGTGCGTAACATGGGATTAACAGAAAATTTAAAAGCCAAAAGAATTGAGTTAGATCTTACTTTGGAAGAGGTTGCAAGCAAAGTCGGAATCGGACGTTCTACACTGCACAAATACGAAAATGGTACTATCCCTAATATTCCATCCGAAAGAATCGAGAGTCTTGCAGCGGCTTTAGGCACCACTCCCGCCAGATTGATGGGGTGGGATACCACGGAAGATACCATTATTTCCAAGGAACTACTAATGTCAAAAGAAGCTCTTGCTTCCATTAAGAATTTTTCAACCAATGTTGATTCCAAAACAGGTATTACAATGATGGATATTTTCAATAAATTAGTATCGGATATAGAATTTATGAAATCTATTGACCTGCTCCTTACCTTTAAAACCAGAACCGAGAATGAGTGGGAGGAAATGGAGGCTGCTTTTTATAAACTAAGCAGTGAAGAAAAGCATAAATTAAAGGTTGATACATTAAAAAATTTTAGTTTAGATCGAATTATGGAGCGAATGCGTACTGCAGTGATGAATACAATAAATGCCGATATAAAAGGTTATTATGATATTAAAACCGAAGAGGAAGAGCTAAAAATCAGTATCCGCCAAGGTAATACTTCCATATTTCATGAAGGTTGAGCTTCTCAATGAGTCATGAAAGCACATAACAGAAACCTGACCGATACGAACAGGTTCAAATCCTGTTCGTATCGGTTACAATTCTGCCATCCTTTATCTCAATAATACGATCTGTCTTCTCTGCTATTCTGTTGTCGTGGGTGATAATAACAAAGGTGGTTCCTTTTTCTCCATTGATTTTGCGAAGAAGTTCATATAATGTCTCTGCAGAATCCGAATCCAGGTTACCGGTTGGCTCATCAGCCAGAATAATCTCCGGAGAATTCATCAGCGCCCTTGCAATTGCAGTTCTCTGCTGTTGTCCGCCGGACATTTTGGAGGAAGGATTGTTGATAACATCTTTAAGCCCGACCAGCTCCAGATACTCCTCCGCCTCACTCCTTCTTTTTTTCCCTCCCTTTCCATACTGTATCTCATAGGGCATCAGTACATTTTCCAGAGCAGTGAATTCAGGCAGCAGATAATGAAACTGAAAAATAAAGCCGATGGTCCTGTTACGTATTTCGGCCAGTTGGTCAGCCGGTAGCTTATTGATTTTAAGACCATTTACATGAATCTCACCAGAAGTAGGTTGGTCCAGGGTTCCCATAATATTAAGAAGAGTTGTTTTACCGCTTCCTGACTGTCCAATAATCGAATTAAAGGACCCTTTTTCTATATTTAAGTTAATATCATAAAGTACCTGGTTCTTAATTTCTGAGCCGTATATTTTATTAATATTTTTTAATTCCATAACATGCTTCATCTTTTACCTCCTGGTTTCATTAATTATTGCGTATATTATCTACCGGATTTAATTTGGCTGATTTTACAGCCGGCAGCAAGGAAGCCGCTACGGAGGACAGCAATGCCACCAATACAGATATACTAATAAATCCTTTGTTTAGATATAATGCAACGATTGGGGTACCATCAGGATTTAATGCAAAGGTACTAAATCCATAAGATAAGCCGAGACCAAGAACAATTCCAAACGCTGCCCCGAAGCCTCCAAGAATAATCCCCTGTGAGAGAAAAACATAACACGCCATCCGGTTTTTCATACCCATGGCCTTTAAAATGCCTATCTGCTTTGATTTCTGCAATACCGATATAGCAAGAACACTGGCTATTCCAAGCACAACAGATATAAGTACGAATATCTGTATCATATAACTTGATATACTCTGACCTTTCAACCCGCTTAGCAGCTGCTCATTCTGTTCCTTCCAGTTCGTTATGGTAACATGCCTTCCTTGTAAGGCAGTACTTATGCTATTACCTATGATATCTGCCGAAAATACCGCTGAATCCTTCACCTGAATTTCTACAGAAGTAATTTTTCCATCTTCTTTGTATATTTCCTGAGAAGTCTCAAGATTTGTAATTGCCCAGGTCGTATTAATAGATTTCACCTTCAAATCATAAAAGCCTTTAATCGTCAGTGTAACCAGTTCTTTCTCCGGTGTAATGACACTGATATCCTCTCCGGTATGAAGGTCATATTTATCCTTTATATCCGTTCCAAGAATAACTTCATTTCTTCCTTCCGGCATACTTCCCTCTACCAGTTGCTTTTTTAGATCATAGATTTCATCTGCACTTGTTAAATCAAAGCCTCTTAAAAGCAATGATGCAGCATCCTCTTCTCTATCAAGAAAAACCGGATGATCAGAGACAGGAGCAATGGTAGTAATATCCTTATCCGCCGATTGTATCAATTTAATAATTTCATCATAATTATTTATTTTTTTATCTGCTGCATCCGCTGTAACGGTTATCTGTGATGCATTCCCAATTGTCTTATCCACCAGACTTTTTTGGAGTCCCTGAATAAGAGAACCGATAAATATCTGTACCGAAACACCTATGGAGATGCCTAAAATTATCAGTATAGTCTGCCCTATGTTTGATTTTAGAAATCTAGCACCTATTTTAAAACCAAGTCTCATATATCAGCCACCTCATCACTACATATTTTTGATTTATATTACAGTCAGCATCACAACTTAATCCAGTATGATTCACTATCTGAAAAGTCATATCTGTTAGTTGTAAATCTTTAAAACTAATATAACACAACATTTAAATTTTCTCAATGTAATTTTAATCTATTAAATTGTGCATAATTGTTTTCATTGCTCATGTTATCCGCTCTCTAATTCTGGGTATAAAAAACTACCAACTGATTTGTGATAGTTGGTAGTGAATTATTAATTCTATCAAGTTACTATTCTCTTTATGTACTCTATCTTATTGTCTTATTGTCATCTCTGGAGACCTCGATGTATCTAAATTTCTCATATAAGTATTGATTAACCTTACCGAAAACTGGTGTTGAAAGTTGCCATACTGAGATATCCCTATAATTTTCTTCAATTGGTTCCATTATATCCATATCCTTTTCCTTGATATTCGGATTAATAACAAAGTCCTCAAAACGCATTGTTTTTTTATCTATTGATATGAGAAATAATCCACCTATAATATGGTTATCCAAAATTATTTTATAGGAAATAAAGTTTTATTAAGTAAATTTGTGATTCTAATACTATCATAACCAGGCGGACCTCCATTTCTCCCCAAATATGTAAACTTCTTGATTATATGCCGCCATTTTAATTTCTGTAATTGCACTTGCATCATGTACATCTGCACGTACAATACTCAACATATTGTTTACCTCCCTTTTAGTATACCTCTAGTATAAAGCATACCCCAAAAATGAGTAGACTATTTTTTTAAGAGGTGGTAAGATAAATAAAAAATATTTTTAATATCCAGATATTCCAAGTAAGCAGCAAAAACAAGATGTATAAAACTACAAATGCTATTAGATTAACCACATACATTTAATAAAATGATATGTCAAAAAAAATAATGAAAGAAGGTATTTCTATATCTACAAGAATCGTATACTGTGATGAAACTGGAGACGATGGTCTCAACATCAGTTCAAGTTCTGCTTTTATTTTAACAAGCCTTTATATGCCCGCTGAGTCATGGCAAACTAATTATGATAGCATAATTAAATTAAGAAAATATCTTAAAAACACTTACGGTTTCCACATTAAAGAAGAAATGCACACTAAAAATTTCTTAACAGACAAAAATCCTTACCGGAAATATAAGTGAACAGATGATCAAAAGAAAACAATATTACAGGAGTTTACCAAGGCAATTTCTGATTTAGATATTTCGATAGTAAATGTAATTATTGACAAAACAAAAATTACAAGTCCACCATACCCGATATTGGAAAATGCATTAAAATATAATATACAAAGAATTGAAAACACAAGTGCCGGTCAATGGAATTACCTAATCATCACTGATCAGGGTAGAATTGCACCTATGCGTACAACAGCAAGAGCTATTAGAGCCTATAACCCCATTCCTTCAAAATACTCAGGTAAGATAAACAAACCAATCAACTATCTTATAGAAGATATTATGGAAAAAGATTCAAAAGAATCTTATTTTATTCAAATATGTGATTTTGTTTCATACTTTGTTCATTTATATTTCAAAACTCGACATAAAAAAGAAAGCCTTCCCTCACGCGTAGGAAGACTCATAGATTATAAATTTGTAGGGCAGGTCATGGCTACATTAAGTAATCATGGCGCAGGTGTTCTTAACGAATTGGCAAGTTCTAATAAATATGGTTTAGTTATATATCCCTCCAAATAAAAACACCACCTACAATGCATTCGCACGTTCAGTGGTTCATATATATTATTGCACACTATACATATAATGTCAACACAAATAAACCGGGCTACTAATAGAAGGTTACGAAGGTAAAGCAATGCTAACTATCTTTATCCCGTGAAACGGTAAGCAAATGAATATATCCACACCTTATCAGATTTTTATGGATATTATCCACAAATATAATGCAACCGTTGAGGATGAATCATTAAAACTTCCAAATATCCCATTACATAGAACAAGACACATTAGTACTATGCTTATACCAGAAGATGTTAACATTAGAACCGTATCAGCTCGACTAGGGCACACTCAGACAAGCACCACAATAACATCAATACACCAGTCTAAAAGAATCAGATAAAAAAGCTCAAGATAAATTATATAAACTATTCAATAATACTCAGCAGCAAAACCAAACAATTCCCATGGCATAAAAAAGGCACCCATTAATGGATGCCTTTTAACTTTCTAAAACCGTTCAAACCCTTGAATTTACCAGGTTTTCTAGAGAGCTCCCGACGAGACTTGAACTCGAGACCTTTACCTTACCAAGATAACGGGTCTTTAGTTCAGTATTAGTCAAGTCGTGTCAAACCCTTGCAAACACAGCATTCTCAAAATTAATCACTTTATTTAAAAGGCATATTTTATATTAATTTCATTGAATAACTCATAGAAAGTATAATGTATATTTACTTAAAACACAATATTAACTAATATAATGTTCTTTAAATTTATCATTTACACCGGAACATTTGTTCTGTATAATAACCTCTATAATATCGCGAGGTACTAACCTATGAATATCCCTATAGATGTAATAGCCGTATTTGACCACCAAGGAAATATTACTCCATCTTATGTGCGTTTGGAGGATGAAAAGCATAGACTGATTGACCACAAGATAACACAGGTTAAGCTGCAGCAAGATCGCAACTATGCCGGTATTGCAACGATAGACTACCTCTGCAGATTAGACGATGGCCAAAGCATAGACCTTATGTTTTTCGTCCGTGAGCATAAGTGGGTTATAAAGCCTTGATATATTCCAAAATATGTAGTATAATATAAATAGAAGTGTTAGTAAGAACATCCCTAATCCCCCAGGACCATCCCCCCTGGGGGATTATTTAATTTGACAACATAGGAAATATACTCCATAATAATTACATAATATTACACATAGGAGGAGAAGAATGAAAAAATATTTATCTTTGTTATTAACCCTGGCACTTATATTTTCACTGGCCGGACCTGCGCAGGCAGTAAGTGCTGCAACTATTAAAATTAGTAAAGCTAAGGCAACTTTGGAGGTAGATTCCACACTTAAATTGAGTGTTACCGGAACCAAAAACAAGGTAGCCTGGAAAACAAGCAAAAGCTCTGTTGCCACCGTTAGTAGTTCTGGTTTAATCACTGCTAAGAAAGAAGGCAGTGCTACTATAACAGCTACGGTAAGCAGTAAGAAATATATTTGCGTTGTTACAGTGGTTAATAGCAATAAAGAAACTGCAGGGAATTTGAGTAGCTTAACAGATATTGTAACTAAATTAAAAGACGAAGGATTATTATCTGGTAAAGAAACTAAGATGGATGCCTCAATGATCGGTGGGGTTAATGGAGTTAAATACGCAGACTCGAAAGTAGAATTATATGAGTTTGACACTGACTCCACTGCGTATAAAACTTTGGTAAAAACAAATAAAGTAAAACTTGAAGCGTTCAATGTTGAATTAAGCGCAAGTGCTATAAATGGTAAGTTTGTACTCTTCTGCAACGATTCCGCAAATAAAGACCAGATTATAAAAATTTTTAAAAACCTTGATATTGAGTAGTAATTTACCCGGAGGGTTATTCCTCCGGGACTTTTTTGATTTGATGCAAATGTCTATTTACCAATTACATGCCTGTGCTATAATTGATTTCAGAGGGGATTGCCCCGGGGCTTTTCTTATTTCTTCTTACTGGCTGTCAGTGCCGTCTTTGTATTAACTCCTACTCCCCAACCGGTACCTGGTTTCCAGTCTAACTGTTTCCAATAAAGAAGCACTGCAGCTCTTGTCTTTGCTCCATAATCTCCATCTACTACCAAGGGTACAAAGCCTTTAATTCCAGCCAGGCAGGTGTTAAGGTTATGTTGTAACCACACGATGGACAAAAAGCTTGAATCCGGATTAATTGTGCCTGTCGGAGACTTAGGATAGATAACCTTCAGGTCATACTTCCAAAGGTCGTTGTCCTTAATCAGTTTAGTAAGCTTGGTAGTGTAAGATACATCTGTTGCCCATCCATCTTCTTTGATCAGGAAACAAGATTCCCTGTAATCTGTAATCCCTTTAAGGTTCTTGTACCTGGTATAGTTAAGGAAATCATAATAGCCTTTAATGCCCTCATTTACACTGCCATACTTACGAAACTTCGCCTTTACCGTATACCAGGTTTTATCTGTCCGCTGCTCCTGTGTAGAATATTCTTTATAGTCAGTTCCACATGTGCTTGTCCATTTCATGCCAAAGTAGTTGTGACAATCTTTCGCAAGACCGGACTTGCCCCAGTTTGATTCCAGAATAGCCTGTGCAATCGTCATGGATGGCAGAATCTTATATTCAGGATAATGTTTTATGGCCGCAGCTCCGATCTGTGCGATAAGCTCTTTATTTGTCATTGCTGGTGTCCTCCTTCTTTCCATCTTTATCAATCAGGTTCCTCATAGCTTCATAAAGTCCGGTACTGGCCAGGCCGCTAATCATTCCACCAAGGATAACAGCTGCATTAATATTCGGTAAATTGGTAAGTACATTAATTAAGGTGCCGGCTGTTAACATGGTTATGGGTATGTATTGGTTATTAAACCCTTTAATGCTGTTCTTTAAGGCATATCCCAGGCACAAACAGATACCCAGTGTTACTAAGTTTATATACTCTAATAAGAAATTTAAATCCATACTTAAATTACCTCTCTTTCATATTATCAATATAGGTTCTTAATACCCTGCAATGTAAGGAAATCTTTCTGTTCATGCTTGATCTCTCTGGCATAGTTAAGAGCTGCCTCCGTTTCACCATTGCAACGGCCATTCTTTAATGCTGTAGCTGTTGCCTCCCCCAGTGCTATGGCTGCACCTACACTTTTGATTATAAGCACCTCATTCTTTTCTCTGGCTTCTTCTTTTTGGGCCAGTGCCTTTTCGCGCTTTTCCATCTTCTTTTCAAGTGCCCAAAAGCAGAAACCAGTAATCGCACTGGGAACACTCATAGCCATTATTAATGCTGTAATATCCATCAACTCCTCCTCATAATAAAAAAGAGAGCTCTCAGCTCTCCTACTCTATGTACTCTTCTCCTGTTATCTCCAAGTATTGCTCCTCAGTGATAACTCTCTTTATTACTGCTGTTTTAACCATTTGCTTGTTCCAAAGCTTTCTGTCGTAATTCTTTTTAATAATTTCGAACGTCATGCGGACTCCTCCTTTACATTGATAACAGGTTCTGATACTCCAATGCTGATGCGATTCTTTCCTCGGCTGTTGGTTCTTTTTCTACAAGGGGTGCTGGGGTGTTAATCTTTACCTCAATAGCCAACAAAGCTTCATCATTAGACAACGTTTCATCTATACCATGTATATTCCTTAAAGCCTGTAGTTCCTGAATTGCCTGACACACACTACCGTTCACCTCAATAGCATGTGGGAAAATATCAACAGCTGGAAAATCAGCCCTTATCACATCTGGTGTTGCAATTTGTCCATTTGGATACATATAGGTTTTTGTTCCATCGAATATTTCCATTTTAATCATTTTATTACCTCCATTTTTATGTCGTTTTAAATACTTCTACGGTGTCATAAGGTTGAGACCCTTTGGCTCCTCCGAACATTATGTAATCACCAACAGTAGCTCCTCTTGGATGAGTAATTGACATACTTCCTGCTACTACCCTTACCAGTGAGTTATCGAATCCATATATCGTGTCATTTAAATACATTGCTCCTGAACCCATCAAAGCAAACTCTGGACTTTGTGCTATATTTTGTTGACCTTGCTCTCCAAACCCGTAATCAAGAGGAGTCAACTTAACCAGTGAAGCATTGTAAACATCAATCGTTGATATTGGATTATTTCCAGCACCTCTTCCTCCAGCGAACAATGCATAATTATTATTACATATTCCTTTTGCAAGTCCTCTCTTCGATGTCAAAAGTGACATAGATGTTTTCACATATGATGAATTGAAAGCTGATACTACATCTGTCAAATCAACATCTGGATTTGAGTTTATTACATTTATTTGTGAATCACCGCCAGCAATAATAACTTGACCACCAACACATGCGGAACCTACATATGCTCTTAAAGTAGCAACATCATAAAAATACGTTTTAACTAATGATGAATTAATTCCGTAATGCTGATTCTGAGGAGTAAACGGACTTGAAGGAGAAAAACCATACCCACATACAGCATATGTTGGGTTGTTCAAGTCGTTTTGTTGAATCACTTGTTGTGTAGTCATTATATATTCTGAATCCTGAAACACAGTACGTAACAATGATTGATTGTAAGCGTGTGCAAACCTCATGGGATAACCAGTGGGACTCTCACCAATGCCAAAGTATGCATACTGCCCAACTCTACCACCTGCGAGACCATTTCCATTACCTTGTCCATTAGCTAGGGATGGGGCTACTATTTTAACCAACGAAGCATTGTAGGCATCAACTGAAAGCAAGTAATTGTAGTAAGTAGTGTCGCCATAATAGTAGTTACTAAACCCTCCAGCAAATATTGCATACACTCCATTTGACGCCGAATATGCGGCCCATTTTGGTTCTGTCAAAGGAGATACAGCTCCTGTGTATTTGCTTAAAAAAGCTCCTGACCACGCTAATCTTGCTACACCATTCACTCCTATATATATCTTTTTAACCTTACGAGCTACATTCCCTACCCCAACATAGGCTTTTTTCACTTTCCTTGCAACGTTTGATACTCCTACATACAAAGATTTTGCCATGTGTTCCTCCTATTCGTACACAAAGTAAAGTGAACCACTAGCCAAAGCAGATACTCCCGCTGTAAGGTCTGCAGTACCATAATCACTAGACATTTTTCTCCAAGGACCCCACCCTGTTCCACCAGATGTCCTGATATAAAATGAACTGTCACCATGAAATCTAATTGCGATTTGAGCACCATATCCCGCTGACGGGTCTGTATGTGGGATATAAATTACATGAAACCAATCTGTGTCAGGAAAGCCAGGGATGTTTTGAGAAACTGCCATATACGGAGATGGGTAAGTTGCAGATGTAAAATCTATAGTCCCATACCATGATGATTGTACAAAGTGGCTTGGTGGATGCCCCCCGATCGAATCTGCATTTCCACCATTAGCTGGCAGACTTGAAGGCAATCCTGTAATCATGCTTGCTGGATGAGTAGCTGGGTGAGTATAAACTGTATCTGTAAACTTTGCATTTGCCGGAACATCGGATTCCACGGTATGCCCATTAACCATTGGTGGATTGCCTGCTTTGTCCTGGGCTTCATTCACAGCCTGATTAATTTCATTAATTTGAATGGCACCAAAATAATCGCCCTCTTGCTCATATTGTGTAGCATCACTAAAGGATACCGTACCATCCTCATTCTTGGTCTGTATGTATTTTCTATTGCCCTGATAAATATCATCTTTATAATCTGTTCTTAGTGTAGCCATTAAACCGCTTGCCTCCTTCCTAATCGAAATTGTAATCTTCTCCTGCCTGTTATTTGTCCGTACAGACCTAGATATATTGTATTAATCCCTTTTTCCAACCTATTAAGCTCATCATAATCAATGAAAGGCTGATTAGGGTAGAATGTAACAGTATCTCCCAAGGGACGAGGGAAAGTATTTGAATTAAGACTTTCCAGATTGCTTTCAAATAGGTTTATTTCATCTGCGTAATAATAACTGGTGTAAGTCTTATCCTCTCCCATATCTTCATAAGGTATATTTTTATAAACCTGTAATGCCATTGATCGGATATGATCCAAGTTGTTTTTTATCCGGTTGTAATCCTGTATGTTGATATAGTCGGTTGCCTTCCAGTCTGTTTTAGGTGTTACCCACATCCATAATCCTCCTTACTGTCATTCCTCCGGAAAGGGTGCCGTTAAAGTTAAGCGTATGATCCTGGACTCTTATTTTCATACCTGGCATAAAGTCGTTTTCCAAGAAAAGAATATCGTTTGAGTCTATCCTGGGATCTCCTCGATAGGAAAGATCATACTCCCGATCAGCAGCCATATAAGCACCAATCCACTCTCCCAGGTCATTAGCATGGGTTATTGTGCTCACTAAAGGATTAGTCCATGTTTCTATCGCTCCCGTGCTATTTAGAGATTGAATAGTGCTGGCATTTGTTATGTTATATTCATAGCCGGTTATTACAACCGTGACTTCCTTCTCCACAGAGAAGCCAGCAAAAGCCAGCTTAACATAATATGCCCCTTTGTCCAAAATAGCAACAGCTTGGCCGGTTACGGCTCCCTGCAGGGTGCAGGTATATCCATAGCAAGCTTTATTAAAGTTAAAGATATATTCCCCGTCTACTATAGAGGTTTTAACCTTTAATAACTGTTTAACAGCCTCACCGTCCCCGTACATCGTTCGCATAACCTGCAGCTCCTTAACTCTCTCAAGTTTGCTTCCTGCAGGACTTTTTGTAAGGTCATAGGTCTTTTCAAGTTTGTAGTCCGTAACCTCTCCGAACTCTATGTAATCAACCATAATACGATTGTTTGCTTGGGTTTTTGTAAACTCTAGCTCCATCTTATCAAACTCTGAAAACTCATGGCCAATAACTGTAATTTGACTAATATCGGCAACAGTTAAGTGCTCAATGGCTTCACCTTCTAGGTAGGTATGAATGATAAACTCCCCTGGCGGATTGCCACTAAAGTTAATGGTCAAACTAAAGCATTTATAAGAAGCTTCAAGTACTATATCTATAGAGGGATTCTCTAAGAATAAACCATCTGCTCCGGATACCGCTTCACTTACATACCCAGTATCCAAATAACTCATGCCGGATCCAGCTCGTGGAAGAAAATACTGTGGACTTCCTGCAGCTGTCACATTATTTACAGCGGTTGCATACATATCCTTTGTACCAGCCGTCAGAACATTGGCCGTCTTACTGAAATAAGTATCATTATCGGAACTGGCAGCCATGTCCGGAATAAAAGAAGACTTCATATAAATCCTTGCCTCTCTGTCCTGTGTCAAGATACACCGGCCAGCATTAGCAATTATCTGGAGAGCCTCTTTATGGCTAACAACCGGCATAGGATTGTATACTATTACATTCTTTAAATACCCATCCAGCCAATACTCTCTTGGATCCACTCCGGCATCCGTCAGCACATCAATTGCCAGGTCAAACAAGCTTATTCCATCATCATGGTACTTACCCTTGAAATAAGAACCCTGCATATAATCGAACCGGTCAACGGCTACAATCTTCATCTGCTTGTCATCTGCCTGCCAAGACTTAAGGAATATTTTAGCGCCTGGTACCCACTCGGTTATATCATCCTCTATTTCATAGCCATACTGGACAGAACACTCTTGGCCAGACTCCAGAAAGTTAATGCTGCTTGCATCATTCTCGATATCGTATGTCCTGTCCTGGTTGTCAATAGTTAGGCTAAAATCCAGAGTAGGCATATCTTCAGATATCGGGGAAATAGATTCCCTCAAAGTAGAGTTAAGGATCTTCTGGTTATCAAAGTAAATACCGATACCCATAGTAATATGATGTACTCTAAGCCTCCCCTGCCCATTAACCATAGTAAGGGGTATAATCCTTATAAAGGTTGCTTGTGGAAATACTTCCTCTGTTACAAAGTTTGCAGAAGAATTGCCGTTTATCGTAGCAGTATGGTTATCTGATTCTATCGTAAAATTTACTGGGTATGCCTTCCCGAAATCTATCGTTAGGCCTTTAATGTCATAAGGCAAACTAAAACTAATCTCTATGGTCCCCAGCAAATCCTCAGATACAATGCCGGCATTTAGGATACCATCGTTAGCGTCTCTCGGAAGGAATAACATACTTCCATCTGCAGGGCTGTAATTCTGTTCAGCTGTAGCATATAAAGTATCCACAGCGTATCTATTAAAAGGCTTGGTAAGATTAGAAAAGTAGGTGTAATCCTCCGGAACACATATGTAAGCCTTTCTCTGTGCTTCCTGATTAATTACACCTATGGTAACTTTCATGTGCGAGCGATTACGGAGGATCTGCTTCATGCCTTTTTTATATTCCTGGCTAACTTTCTGCATCAGAGCACCCCACAATCTATTATGTTTACTTTACATTCTTTGTAGTAAGATGGTAGCCCCCCTGGTCCATTCGAATCCATTGGCTTTGCTGTCCTGTTCCCTGGATACATGGACAGTGTAATCCATGTATTGTTAACCATATCTGGGAACTTTACTATAACAACAAACTTCCTGAACTCTTTTAGAATATCTGACCAGGTGGCAGCATCTAAGTAGAACCACTGTAAGCTGTCTATCTTATACTGATCCCTTCCAACCTTCTGGCCAACGAACTCACCATTTGCGTTTTTACCACCATTTACAAGTGTAGCAACTTCAAAATTAAGTCCTACATCCGGGGAGGGAAAGGACTTTCCATTCACTGTTATAAATGCCATATGTACTTATCCCTCCTTTAGAAGTTAAATCCTAATCTCTTTTGTGTGTCTTTAATCCCTTTTACAAGTGACTTCCCGTCCAGTTCAAGGTTCAGATCCAGTGCGTCCAGGATGTCTATAATACGGTTAAGCAGCTCTATAACAATAGGCATATAAGGATTATCCTGTCCTTGGTTTCCTGTTGCCAGTTCTGCCGCTTTTAAAGCCATTTCCAGTAATTTATCCTCTGGAGCTACAACTTCACCTTGATGACGGTTATCACCGATCATAGCCAACTGAGGAGTATTCGCTTTAACATAACCGCCTTGCGCAAGCTTAGGTATGCTGATTTCATCTAAAGGCCTTAAGTTAAATCCAAAGCTCTTGCCACCAAATTCCGGTACCCATTCGGGAATAGTAAAGCTTAGAGAATTCAAAGAATTAATAACCGCATTAATGCCTTTAACAACACCATTAGCCATACTCTCAATACCACCAAGTATACTTTTTATAGTCCCTTTTATATTAGTCCAAATATCATCGAAAATATCGGTTACGGTAGTCTTTAAGCCACCCCATATTTTGTCCCAATTTTCTTTTATATTATCAAGTGCTTCTCCAAGACCTTTTTTAACTGCCTCAATCTTATCTTTTATACCATCCGAGATTTTATCCCAAATTTTTGTGACAAACTCTTTTATACTATCCCAGACTGTACTCCACACTTCTTTTATTATTGTAAGCTTAGCATCTATGTTGGTTCTAACTAACTCAATTGCTCCTGAGATTGCGCTCTTAATGTATTCCCACGCTTCATCAATAATCTTTCCTATGCCGTCCCAGAGATCCTGGAAGAACTTCTTTATAGCATTCCAAGCACCCTCCCAGTCTCCTGTAAATACAGCGACAATAAAATCGACTAAGTCCCCCAATAGAGTAAATATAGTTGTTATAACCGTTGAAACAACTTCTATAAGATTATTAATCACTGTTCCTACAGTTTCAAATACTTGTGAAACATATGGGCCTAATGTCTCCATTAACCAGGCTACAAACGGTGCAAGTGTAGTATCCCATATCTTAGCTATACCAGCTATTACCTTGCCTGCAAGCTCTAAGAATGCATCCCTTAGAGGAACAATGTAATCTTGTACCAGTTTCTCAAACTTTTCTGACAGAGTCTTAAACACCGGCAAAAAGTGTGTGTTGTATGCATCTAAGACGGCAGATACAATCTTATTAAGTCCGGATTTAAAATCCTCGAAGGCTGGTTTTACATATTTGTCATATGTATCAAAAACCTTTTTCCATGTATCCGTTACAAAGTCCGAAATAGCACCTGTAACGGTCTGGATAGGCTCCAAGGTCCCCTCTAGGGCTGTCTTAATCTTGTCCTTATTCTTTATTATTGGATCCGTTAAGGCATCCAGTAAGTCAGCGCCTATCTTAGCAGATAAATCCATCAGACTTAAGCTACTGTTTGCGAAGATTGTAACCAGATCTGTTCCAATCTGTTGAGCTTCCGGTCCTTGAAAAACTGTAAATATATCCGCTACTGCAACTGAGAAGTTACCCCAGATCTCGCTGGCCCTGGACGATGCGTCAAGCATACCAACAATACGGTCTTTAATGAAATCACTGTTCTGTTCAAAATAACCAGATATGGCACCTGTCAGTAGCGTGGCAGCTGTAGTACCAATACTGGCAGCACTGCCGGTTATTTTACCAAGAGATAGAGCAACAGAATTAATCCAGGTATCCGCCGCGGTTGCTACTTCCGGCGCAGTAAAGATATCTTTAAGAGACTGCTTAATACTTTCAACAGATGTGTTAATTTTACTGAAATCCACATCACCAAGGCCAGTCTGAAAACCGGTCATGAAGAGTTTTGATAATTCTTTCAGCTTTTCCCTTATCTTATCCAGTGCTGTAACGGATTTATTGGAAGCGTCCTCCATTGCTGTAGCCATCTGGTCAGCCAAGCCAATGCCTTCCATACCTGCCGAAGCACCAGAACCGGATCCGCTTGAATCTTCTGGGGATACAACGTTTAATTCGTCGATGCTTAAGGCATTGGCTGCCTTCGCTGCTTTCTTCGCAGAATCCGCTACACCATCAAGACCAGAAGACGCAGAATCTGCATCTGTAGCAATGTTACCAACTCCACTATCTACGCTGGAAGCAACTGCACTCTTCTTACCAGTTATCATCTCGGTAAAGGAAAGAAAAGCATTCGCCAGAGACTGAAGTCTACCTATTACGGCATTTATCATTTTCAGTATGGGGCTAAACAGATTGATAAAGCCTTGGCCAAGAGTTGCCTTAAAGCTGCTGAACTGTAGATTTAATATCCTTACCTGGTTAGCCCAGCCGTCTGAGGTTCTGGCAAAATCTCCGCTGGCGGTGGCAAGTTGCTGTTGTACGAATGCATATCTTAAAGCAACCTTTTCACCCTCAGACATTTTGGCCGTTACCTTACCGTAACCATTAGCAAGGGCGAACTGATCGAGAGCTGTCTGTGTCATTACGACACCTAAATCTTTTAAGGATTCTGTCTCACCGGTAAATACAGATTTCAACTTTGTGTAGGATTCGTCCTGGGATATATTATAGAAAGATGCAACATCTCCGGCCAGACCAGTAAGAGTGGTACTCATGTCATAAGCTGCACTCTCATTGAATCCGAAAGCCTTCGCCATAGCTCCAAAGGTACCGGTATATCTCTTGGCCATTGTTTCGGATAAGCCAAAGCTTGTGGCTGCATTCTTAGCAAATTCATTAACCTTGGAGCTCATAGAGGTAAAGGTTACATCTACAACATTTTGTACCTCTGCCAGATCACTGCCAAGCTCTATACACTGTGCTCCAAAGTCTACAAGCTTCTTTACAGCAAAAGCAGCAGCCAGAGCAGCACCCGCTTTTTTAGCTAGTCCAGTAATGCCCTGCATCTGCTTGTTAAAGCCTTGTTGGTTTACCACCAGGTCTAAACCAATTTGTCCTACACTATCCGCCATTCATACCACCTGCCCTTATTAGTTAAAGGTCATCGGCACAATGGCACTACTTGACGTTTATCTTTATTTCAAATTCTTTCTTACAATTTCGCCCTTTACACCGGACAAAAATACCCTTTGCCGTACTGTTTTCATTGTAAACAATGGGCATTTCGTAGCCACAGTGGGGACATTTTACTTTCTTTTCTTCAATATCTATCACCTACTTTGCCATAGCTTCGAACATCTTTTCAAAACCTATCATCGCATGTTCAAAGGTTTGCTTATCCATATTCTGCGCAGAACGACTGCGCCACTCATTTCGGATGCGCTTCTGTTCCTTGGTAAACCGCTTAATCGTATCCTTGTCATTCTCAGAACGGATACTTACCATTTTACCCAGCGGTGTTTCAGCACTTAAACCACTAACCAAAGCCTTAAATTCATCCCATTTCATGGTTTTAAACACATCAGAGTATAAGCGGATACCGTACTGTGTCTGGAAGCTGGAAACGATTAAATCCCAGTCCTCAAACAGATCATAGTACGGATCAGTTACTCCCCCGATTCACTTTCCCCCATTACCATTGCCATAGCACTCTCCACAAGAATGTTGAAATCTTTTACAGGGAGTTTAAGCTTATCTATCTTTTTACGGTCTTCTTCTGAAAAAATAAGCTCATACATCTTGGCCAGATCATTCGGAGTTACATTATCTCCATTACCAATAAGCTGCATCAGTTTTAGCATTGTAGGTGCATCAGAATTAACCTCACAGGTAATATTCTTAATCTTAATTTTGGGATTTTCCTCAAAGCTGAGCTTTTCTGTTATATCTACTATCTTTGCTGCCATATAATCCTCCTTAAATGAAAAGAGAGTAGGAATCCCTACCCTCAATATTCAATAACTACGGTGTCACCGGTGCCGCTGTAAAAGTCGGCTTGCCCTTACATAATACTTCAAACTCCAGACCGTCAATAGCTGTGGAATCCCCACCTCCCGGAGTGGTTACATTCACAACGCAATTAAATTCAACGGTTGCTTTAGAGGGTAACGTCCACTTAAACTTCGTTACCACATCGTTACCGGACTTCCATGCTAAACCTGCAACATAATCATTGCCGGGATCCCCGTATGTCCTTTTTCCACTAAAAGAAAAAGAAAGCTTTTTAGAGGTCATCATTGCTTCACCCCAGCCCTTATGTTCCATTGCATTCCATTCCTCAATGCCACCTTCAATACTGGGTGCAAAGTTTTCTAAATTTGCTATGATGGACATTTCGGGCTCGGTACTTGCTGGGCCGTTAATACCTATGGCAAATTCGTTATCATAAACCGGATATGTTACTTTATCCATACTCTACCTACCTTTCATAATAAATATTTACCTCTATAACTCTTTCATAAATCTTGCTGTCATCCATATCCACGTCTACGGGTTCTTCCTGCAGCATCTGGATACAGAATATCTTTGTGCCATTTACTGTTGTGTTTCTCACTGCAGCCAGCTTCTCATAAAGCTCATATGCCTTTTTCTCTGTTTCCCTGGCACTTTTCGTCCAGTGGATTAGTAAGGAGATAGGCTTTACTTTATAAGTACCGCTACCCCCAAGGCTTACAGTAGGAGCTCTTGCCTGCTTTAGCTGGTATACACCGATAGACTTCTCTTTCTTATTGTCCATCTTCCCCATATACACATGGTCATCCAGGGCAATGCCAAGGGTAGCAATATAATCTCTAATATCTTCTAAGTACAGCATCATAAGCCACCTGCTCTTCTGTAAAATTCCTTATAAGCATTCTTACAGAAATCCTTTTGACTTCCGTCTATCCAATCTTCATACCAGTGTGCTTTTGCATTGGGATTCTCATCAGTTTTAAAGTCGTACTCCGGATGATAATAAAGCCTCCTGGCATATGGAGTGGATGATACAAGCGTTGCTCGTCCCCTGGAGCTTTGAGAGTAATCAACGAAGCTACTTTCATTTTGCAGTGCCCCGGTATCTCTTGGCATAACTTGCTCCTGGACAACTTCCGTGTGTAGTGCCTCCGCAGTTTGTTCCAATGCTATTACAGCGGCCTTGGTAAGCTGCTTAATCTTTTGGTTATTCAATGTTACCTTAGAGCTTACTTTCATTACATCAACTCCAATTTGCTATAGTTTACTGTACCATCCGGATTTCTTGCTTTGGTCCCCTGGTATATCGCTCTCTGTACCCCGTATACTGTTGCGGTACCTCCGCTTAAGGTTGGTAGATCTGGAGCAATATCTCCAGGGAAAAAAGCTATACCGGTAAGCTGTACCAGGACTTTTTCAGGTGTTAAAACTGTCTTGGCAGTATCCTGATAATTACACTTTAAATCAAGACTTATGGATTCGATTGGTTCACCGTATTTATTAGTTCCCTCCTGCTCAATTACAATATTTATATCAGTCTTACAGAATCTCTTATCCACTAAACAAGGATACTTCATCAACGCACCCCCAAGCTCGGCCTGCATAGTCCGGTTTGACTTAACTTCTGGTATGTGCTGCCCTTAATGGCTACACCGCTTTGTATCTTTAGATTCCAGCTTGCTTCAAAGGACATACTCACACCGTTTATTCCATACTGTTTCAGGACACTTTCTATGTAGTCAGCATTTTCATACTCAAAGTCGGCCAACTCACAGCTGCACTCTTTTACTAGATCTTGCTGGAAGGGTGTTAAAGAAGAAATGCCCCTACCTACAATGCGATTGTAAGTAAGAGCATCTATGTGCCTGCTGGCCTGTTTAAGAGCCTTATTCAGTTCGTTGCTAGGAATTATAGAGCCTTCATATTCACCAGAGTAATAACCGGCATCTGCATATGGTATGTAAGCCATAGAATCACCTACGCTTTCTGCGCTGCTCTAATCTTCTTAAGGATACCATCCTGGGAAGTTGCCTGACCTAAGTCAATATTATGCTCAGCTGCATATGCTTTAAGCTCCTCGACAGACATTTCCCCAAGCCCGTCACCGGCCAGTCTTTCATAAGCAGCTATCAGCTCCATATGTGCTGTTTCGAGCTCTGCATACATCTCATACGGTACCGTTTTACCCTGGCCATAAGCAACTGTATTGCCATCATCGTCCTTGATATCAAACCCAAGAGCAATGTAATGTTTCTTCTGGGTCTCATCAATCGTATAGACCTTATTATCTTTTAATGCTATCATAAACTACCTCCTAAACACTTACATTCAAAGCACAGCCAGCAACTTTTTTCTCTAATAAGAATAAGTCTCCATAGTTACGATTCTGATACAGATACCCGTCTGCTGTCCTGGAGTCAGTACCAGGTGTAAATAACTTAATATAGCTGTATTTATCCCTAGCCACTACACAAGATGTATGGATAAGGATCCAGTTAATCTGCTTCGCTGTAGGTGCAGCCACGCATCCATCTGTAAAATCATAGGCTGTTTTCATTCTGGCGGCCGGTACCATTTTAATAGTGACATCATCAAGGGAATGAACCTTCCGGTTAATGGATGATGCAGTGTTAACAGTAATAGTTCTCTGGATTCCCTCCGCAGCCTTAACTACTTTGTTCATGGTTGGGGTAACGTATAAAATACGTCCCTCTTCCGGAACACCGGCCTCATCCATAACTGCCATTTCTTCGTCAAACGCTTCAAGGAAGTTCACAGCATCTACAACTGTGCTGCTTATTCTCCCACCAAAAGCAGTTAACTCCGCATGAAGCTTCGAGAATCTGTAAGAGTCTTTTTCCGGAATGGCCTGCTCAGTTTCAAAAGTATTCTGAATATTGGCAACGGACAGTGTTAAATTAGACTCATCGATATCCATTGGATCCACAAAGAATTCAATATCTCTGTCATGGGACAGCTTTTTAGGCTCCCAGTCATTACTTAAAGTACCAGCGTTAAAGCCAGGCGTTCTAGTGTGATCCTTATAACCACTAACGGTCATCCTTGGGAGTTTAATAGTCTGAGCATTCAGGAATTTAACCTGAAGATTACTCTGGGTAAGTGCATCAGAGCAAAGCTCCTTTGCATATTTCTGCTGTAATAAATCTGTAAATTGCGTTGCATAATCATATACTGGCATAGATTATCTCCTTTTCTTATTTTAGTCCGAATGCTGCCTTTAGAGCCGCATCGTCTGTTGAGTTATTCTGTCCACCAGAAGCTCCAGCAGCACCACCAATCTGGAATCCCTGGTTATTAGCTGTTACCGGTTTAAGCTGCGGAACATCTTCTAACACCTTATTCAATGCATTCTTTACCGCTTCCTGATTAACCTTACCGTCCTGTCCTTTCACGCTGCTTAAGTCAGCCATCTTAAGGACGTAAGGAAGGGTTTTCACATCAATGCCAAGTCCCACAGCTTCAATGGTTGCCAGCCTTTCAACCTCTGCCTTTTCAGCAATAGCTTGCGCCTGTGTAAGCTGAGACTGAATAGCTGTTACATCAGGGTTATTCTTGGCTTTCTCAGCCTTAAATGCCTGCATAGCCTGTGTAGCCTCTTCTTGGCTCAATCCCTGTTGTTTAAAAAAACTTTTCAGGACCGTGTCTTCTGTAACAGTCTGCTTCCCTGCTATAATGCCAGCAAGCTTGTCATAGTCAAAAGCAGGTGCTCCTCCGGTTGCGTTTTGGCCTGTTCCTGTACCCGCAGGAGGTGTACCCTCTCCGCCAGCTCCGGCTCCTGCGCCATCCTCAGCAAAGAACTGTAGTTTCATGGGTAATAATGATTTTCTCATAGTTTAGTGCTCCTTTCAGTTTTAAGAGTGTCTCTCTCATCAGTTTTACGGGTGTCTCCCAGTTAACAGTTTTCAGTGTGTCTCACGTCTGCGCCTTTTTATGCCATGAGCATTTCGGGCATAAGAAAAAGCCGTATCTCTACGACTTTAGGTATAAAAATACCACCTAACCATTTTACTGATTGGTGGTATTAGAAATCTAAATCTACAAAAGTATCAAATTGTTTTGCATATTCGAGTGCTACTTTTAACTCATCAAACTCATTACTTAAAATACTTAAGCACTTATCGATGTTATCCCCCTCTATCCGCTCGGATTCAAAATCATCAATTAACAAGTCACACTCAACGTTAATTTTATCAACAATACCAGTGTCCCAGATAGTATCTAATCTATTTTGTGTGATAGAAGTAGTGACTAAATTATCATTGTCAGTTGCACCGCCGTATTCACACAATTTAATACCGGCTGCATTTTTAGGAACTGTTATATGCTTATTTGCTTTATCCAGGATACTCACCCCTTTTCTTTATTTTTGAAATGCGTTACAGCTTGAAATTCGCTCTTTGTTCTACCCCTTGTTTTTCCATTCTCAGTGATATTAAAAGCGGCATTTCCATTAATATCTAGATAATTCTTCTTAACATCCATGCTCATATCCTGTATTCTGAAATACCTACCATTTACATCGTAAACTATACGAACCTGTGTTTCGGGACTGGAATAAATAATCTTTCCTTTTGAGTTTACACCCGTTGCTTTGGGATTGGCTAAGAACTTTTTCATTACTTCATTTAGACTTACACTCTGCCAATACTTTTCATAGTCGGCAGCTCTATCTGCTCCGTCTCTCTTAGCTTTTATTATATCATTTTCATTGGATATATCAATACCTTTAAGCTTATTCTTCCATTCCGTATGCTTCATATCATACTTTTGAATATCGTCCGGATCCAGACTTCCTTCTTTTAGGTTTTTATACCTCTGTACCATTCTTTCAGCGTATTTTATCTGTTGCTCTTCGCGATATTTATTGGATAACCCTTCAATATCAGCCTTTGTCATAGTCTTAGGCGGTGTAGTGACTCCCTCAAAGTAAGTAGTGTGACTATCCTTGCACCGTGGATGGTATAACCCTTTTGCAATAGCACTGCTCATTAAAGGATACGGACCATCAGAAGCCTTTCCGCCGCTCCAAACATCATCTATCAATATCTTTCCGACGAACGGAAGGCACTTAGGACAGGCAGCACCACGCTTATTCATAATAACAGTACTGATTCCCCATTCCTTTCGTTTCTCCCCTTCTCCGGTAAAGTAAGCTCGCTTACTGGCCGTCTGTAAAGCCATTCTGACATAAGATGCTATGTTTACCCTGGCACCGTTCTTATACTCTATGCAATTAATACCTGCAGAAAGGAAGTCCTTAGATGCCATGTCAACAGCTTGTTCATAGGTTGCCGCTCCTGTATTGGCATATACCTGGGCATTAAAGATAATCTTTCGATATTGGTCATCGGCCATACGGAGCATTGCCACTTCGGCTTTCTGTAAATCCTGTTTTGTGGCCTTAATAAGAGCATCAAGCTTTCTATCATTCAACCGGAAGAATTCCGCAACAGTCCTTGCATTCTTTGTCAGGACCCTTGTAGGTTTAAAGCCGTTTTTAATTGCATCCAGGATCTCTATTTCCTGATCCATGTTACCTAGCTCTCTGGCCTGTGTAATTACATCCGCAATAGAATCATTAATCTTATTAAACTCTTTCTTAAAAGCTTTCCTGTTGGATTTCTTATACTGCTCTAATGCTTTCAGCTGCTCTGTCTGCCACATGGTCCATTCTTTTTCCTCGGCTATTTCTTCCACACGGTGGCGGGCCATATTACGAGTCATGGATTTTATAAGCCGGTCCTCGATGACTTCGAACGCTTTCCCGATATCATACTCATTCAAGGAGATCACCTGCCATTCGAATGAACTTTATAACCCTGCGCTTTGAACTGCCTTGTCAGATTCTTAAGCTGTGTGATACTATCGCACTTGTCGGCCCGTAGTTCTGCATACCCTTGCTTTTCAATTGCATATATACCGAAAGGCACCTGCTCAGACGCTATTTGTAGCAGTCCCTGGTACTCCTTTTGGCTCATCTGGTACATTTTGTTCATTACCTTGACTTTCATCCAGTTCAACTCCCTCCATGTTAACTGCCGGCTCCTCCATCTCCACAATACCCTGTTCAGCTTTAAGCCGCTTTACCTCTTCGGCTTTCCACTTATCGTCCTTACTATCCCCGTAAAGCTCTTCCACGCAGGCCTCTATACTCATGATTCCCTGCGTCTTACCCTTCCCCACTGTCTCAACCTGGCTTTCAAAGGAAGGATTGGCGTATTCACCGAAAGGAACTTCAACCTCCATATCTTTTACAGCTTTCTTATTCCAGGTATCCCAAGCTTTCATTACGGTATTAATCAACTTAGGGACTGTGTTCTGCGTGGCTTCTACAATCTTATTTCTGGTATAGAGCGTTGCCTTTTCCTTCTCTCTTTGTGCCTCTGCGTTATCCAGCTTCTTTACATCAATACCAAGTGTGGAAGGAGAAATGAGTCCCTGCAGGCAGAGATCTAAGGCCGTTATGTAGGTGCTTAAATAGCTCTCATGAGGAATATCGCCCTGCACCAGTCGGATCTCCTTTTTAGCCCCTTCACCCATTGGTGTTTCTGTCTCAATATAGCTATTATCAAATGCATTAGGCTTTAGCACTTCACCAGTGTTAGGGTTACGTGGCATCATATCGACGGGAATGTACTCTTTTGTACGATTCTTTCTAAGAGCATCCATCCACTGGGACCATGCTTCATCGAAGGAATCAAAGTTATCTGCCTTACCATCAAATATGCTTTTGCCACGGCCTTTCCATTTGGAACTCTTAAATATCTTAAACTGTATGGCCATACAGAAGTTATCCGTCCAGGTTACAGGTTTAAGCGCTGCCGTCTGCGGTATGGAAGTGATATAAACCTCTTTTCCTTCTCGCTGCAACGAATAATTTATATAGCCATAACCGTAAGTCTCTAAGAGCAGGTATTCTTTCTTGTCATGTTGGTATATAGTCTTAAAGATAATTTCCTTAACCCTTCCTCTGTCATAGTTGATATCTATCTTATCCCCAGCGTAAAACTCTATAATGGGATATTTACTAAGGACAGTGTCAAAGCTTATCTTAAAAGCTCCATCACCTATATATAGCGTTTCTGTCAATGCTTCGGCTATCAGTTCAGCAAAACTGTTATCTTCTGCAATCTCTTCCCATTCTGCCTGCCTACTTGCTGTTATCTCAATGTCGTTCATATCTGCCACAACAATGGACGTAAGCACTTCGGCTATCATCCCCGGCAGTCCAGTGTGTATCTTTCGGATTTCCAAGCCAGGTGTGCAAGTGGCTGCCCAGAACCTTGTCTTATCTCCCGGCATCTGGCTGTAAAGTTGAGTTAACTCCTCTGAATCACCTCGGTACCAGATCCGATTCTTAATAGCATTGGATTCATAGTCCAGTGTCTCAGTAATTCGGAATACATTCCTTTGTGCCGGTTCAATTCGTAACCAGCTCTTGATTCCGGTTTTTATCTTATCTGCCATATTATCTAACCACCTCATTTCTTAACCACTCCTATCTTTTCACGGTAAGGTATCCATCCGTACTGTGTACTGTTAATCATGTGATCGTTTTTGTCCTCAGGGGTATTATCCTTGCCCTCTAACCAGCTGTATACCTCACTCTCCGTTATGAAAACGGTACAGGTATCAACTACATAAAACATAGGCTCTTTGCCTGCCTCATCGTCGTATGCTAACCATCCAAGCTGTAAAATAATACGGTCTATAATCTCAACCTTTTTGTAGGCATTATTGAAGATGTAGAGGCATTCTGGATGTGCTCGTTTATACTTCGCAAACTCTGTTATAGTGGCCTGATCTGCTGAATCTATGAATACATTCTTAGCGAATCCCCACTCCTTACGGTTACGTTCCAGGAATGCTATGTAATTAACTACCGTATCCGATGGAGCAATTGGTGTTTCTAAGTTGGCATTGTTATATACCTTTTCATCCAGCAGCACATAACGCCCTTTGTTCGTGATACCTGCGAATGACATTGCTATGGTATCTGGGCTTTCCTGAGAATACGAAGTATCCAGACCAGAGGTGAAGATTGTAAAGTACTCTCCCTGGTGCCTGTCATTCTGTATAAACTGCTTGGCCCACTCTTTAGATCTAACATGCCGCTTGCGGTCAAAATTGGAGAATACAAGACCGGTTGCCCTGCCCCGTAAGCCCTGTATTTTATTTTTCCAGAGCTTAGTTCCCTTCGGTACATTAAGCTTAATCTGCTCTATCTTTTCCTTACTCAATCCAAGATTATGGGCAAAAGAAAAGAACCAATGGACCCAGCCGGGTTTCGGTTCTTCTGTTAGCATATTATTTATTTCGTCCGGAGCATCTGCCTTGTACTCCGGTAACGGCCGACTACAGTTGATATACTCTTTATACACTGGTAGACTCGGATCATCTGGGTTAAGTGTTGCCATCATGTAATCACAACGCATGGCAGCCTCTCTGACAAAGTCGATATCAGCTGTATTAACCTCGTCTATGTATAGACAACCATACTGTCCACCTAAAGCCTTTTGCCACTTCTTTTTATCCCCATAGCCCATGACATATACTATCTTATCACCTTGGGACGTATGATAGAGGATATGAGGTATTTTCTCGTCCTTGGTACCATTACCGTTGTATTCTGTCAAAATCCCAAAGTCATCAACAATACCCAAGTCTTTATTGATAATATTCTTTTCTGCGGTACCGGTATCCTTGGCTGCTATGATGTGATATTTCTTCTTGGACTCCGCCACAAGCAACATAAACTTAAATATGCCTACGGTAGTCTTTCCTGCAGCTGTTGTACCCTCCAAAAACTCAACCGGTGCAGAGTGCTTAATAAAAGCCTTGTACTTATCGGATAGGATTAGTTGTTCCTGGCTCACTCTTAACCACCCCTTAGCTGTGCTATAATGCCGTCCAGTTTGCCCTTTTCGTCATTAAGGTTAGTAAGTTCAACTTTATCTTTAAACATGCCTAAATGACGCCCCAGGAGCTCCAAAGCCTTGACCTTATCATAGGTACTTACATCAATACCATATTTAGTTTCCTTAATGCCGGCAATGGCTTTCTGCTTATCCTCCGGTATCTTATCAGTTGCTATAACTTCAACTGTTTTATAAGTCTTTACCTTACCAGTATCCGGATCTATTACATAACCGCCATTCGAGATAATAGGCTCGTCTACTACTTTTGCAAAGTCGGTACCTTTAGCAAATGCTATGGCCGCCAACTCTGCAAGTACCTTATCCTGGGTAATTTCTGTACGCTTTTCCCGATCTTTCATCCTCTGACTGATATATTCCGCAACCTTAACATTTCTTAACATTCTGGCACCGGCGGCAGCTGCGGTTTCATCATTCTTGACATTCTTATAGACAGCCTTATAAGCCCTGGTGGCATTAAGGTCTATCAAGTATTCATCTGCAAATAGCTTCTGTTTATCTGTTAATGCCATCCGGCTCACCTCACTTCCAATGGTTGTATACATAAGAAAGCCCCTAACCGAAGTTAAGGGCCAATATCACTATTCAGTAATTCTTACTCTTATAAAGATCTTTCCGATCTCTTTACCATCTTCATCAGTAGCTGTGATGAATGTTAAACCTTCACCTACTGCAGTAACCTTACCTTTACTTGTTACAGTTGCAATTGTAGGATCATTCACTGTCCATGTAACCTTAGCTGTATCTTTCGCATCATCTACTGTCAGTCTGCATTTTTCACCGATAAGTAAATCAACAGCTAACTGATAATCTAAGTCAACAACTAGAACCTTTATTGTATCTGTGTACTCTCCATCTTCACTAGTACAAGTAATAACAGTATTACCTGGCTTTAATGCTTTTACCTTACCATTAGCATCAACTGTAGCTACGGTTGCATCAGATGATGTCCAGGTTAATTTTGTGTTATCTTCAAGATCTCCGCTGACACTAAGTTGTTTCACTTCATTCTTTTCGAGAACTAATTTTAAGACAGAAGATTCAACTGGTCCATTTAAAACTTCCATCATTTCTAATTGACCAATTCCAACAAAAGATTGGCTATGCCCTGCGGTTATATTAATTCTATATTTACTATAATAAGCTGTATTAGAAAATGTAAATTCTTTTTTACTAGTTAATGTCCAACTATCTACATTAGAACGTGTGTCTAGTACTATCCATGTGCTTGACGCTTCATCCCATGCCTCAAATGTCCAATCTTTCGGATATTCAGCTCCAACACTTCTAGGGGTCAATGTATATTTTTCTATACATTTTAAAGTTTGAAAGTCATACTCAAGCCAACCAAATGGAGTTCCGTTACTTGATACCCATCCTGATTCCGCTATGTTGTCGAAAGCTCTAAATGCTTCCCATCCCCCACTTGAATATATGCTACTAGCTTTAGCCGTACCCGAAGGTGATGTATTACTTGTCATAGTTGGTATAACATTGTCTGAGTACTGTGTTTCTGCTGCCTGTACGTCTTTGGGCATTATAAAGGCAAAACTTAGCAACAGGGTAAACATTAAAACTTTCAAAACACTCTTTTGTAATTTCATATTAAATCTCCTCTTTGGTTTATTTCCCAAATTGTACATCTTTTTCCATGTAAAAAACAGTCTATTATTACTATAATTTGAGAGTTATACTGTAATTTTGTAGATTTTTAGGTGCCCTGGCCAAGCCGGCTCACCTCCTATTCGTTGGTTTTGGGTAAAGGAAAAGCACCCCGAAGGATGCTTATAATTTATTCGTATATTTTTGACATTAAATCTTTAAGCTCACATATCATTTTATAATTTTTATTAGATGACTCTTGCAAATTAGCTAGCTTTTCATCTCTAGTTTCCTGTAATATATTTTTATCTTCTAGGATAATTCTGAATTCTCTATTATTTTGTTTCAATTCAAATTCTAACTTTCTTATAATTTCGTGTATTCTATCTCTTCTATCATTCCTCTTTTCGGTCTCTTTGTCCATAAAGGTTCCTCCTGCGTTTTTCACATTATATACCTAATTCCAATTCATTCAGATCTAAAATTTATTCTATACAATAAAATTCTTGCTTCTTTGTCTAAAACTAACAGGTCACCTGATTTTTAATGAAAAAAGGAGCCATTAGAGCTCCTTTCTACTTAAAACCATATATAATATTATTCTGTTTCGGATATCTAAGATCAATATTTACTTCACTAGTACTTCTATTAAACTTAACTGAAAAATACTGATCCGTTATAGATTTTCTCTCAGTTAAAAACTTGCCAATCTTAGCAAAAATAGTATCACAATTTCTATTTGTAACTTCGCACTTTAGCCATATGAAACCAAAATGGCAATTATTAATACAGACAGGTGGAATGAAGACAATAAAATCTTTACCATTGTGTGTTATTAAAGCATATCTATTTTCGCATGCATGTTTAAAAACCTCTTCATCAGAAGCACCTGCTCCAACAACATCTATTGATAGCTCTGCTTCATGTTTCATACTCACTAGAATTTCTTTTGCTTTTGGCATTACGTTTTCATCTAAGAGGATTTTCATTCTACATCCTCCAAATATACATCTTTAAGTATAGTAATTGCATAATCTACAGCTTCTTCAATTTGCTCCTGTGTTAGCTTAAATGCATCACAAATCTCATTGATAGTCATCTCGTCACGTAAACAAGCGAGTATGTTAACAATTGGAATACGAGTACCTTTAACAGTGGGCACGCCTCCCATTATTTTTCTATCAAGTATAATTTTTTCAAATTCACCAGAAACATCTTTAAAATATTTTTTTACCGAACTATGCATATCATTCTTACTTTCTTTATATTTAGTAATATAATAATTATACACCGGTTTATAGTAACTTATTCCTTGATTTTCCTTTAAATTTAAAACTAAATTATCATATGTATTAAGCTGGCAATAATCCACACCTAAATCATTATCGCAATGATTATCATCATATACTTCAAAATCTTTGATTGGTTCACACTGCATCATCAAACTCATTATGAACACCTCCTAGTACAACACTTTATCCTTCAATCTTACTTTGCATATTTAAATCTTCTAATAGCGAATTTAGAGTTTCAATTAAATCACTGACTTCTTTTTTGGATATGTCAAAGTTGATACTTTCTGTTTCTTTTTCATTATCATAGGATATTTTTAATACTGCCGATTTAATAGTTTTATCACTTTTCTTATCAAAATGAGTTAAAATATCATACTCAATACTTCTATATGTATCCAATAAACTTAAAGACTTTAGCAAAACTGTTTCCGAATTTACACTTTCACATCTTGCTATTTCCTCAGCCACTGAAATTTTAAGATTGTCTGTCTCCTTTATCTCTTTTCCCTGTAATATTCTAGAGACGTTACCAACAATAGAAAAAACGAAATTTATAAATTCCTTTTTATTGTCTTGATCAAATTCAAAATCATCTTTAAATTTCAATGAATATCCTTGTTTACCCCACTCTATAATTATAAATTCATTTTTATAAGCTTCCAATAATTGCTCAGCAAATTGATTCTTCATATCTACCATTTTACGCCTCCTTATCATTTCTGAAAATAACCTTGGCCTATTTTAATTTCCTAATTATACCATTCCCAGTAATATATACCATTATATACCAATATTTTTATTAATGCAATACCAAAAACACGCCCTAGTTTTCAGACGTGTCCGGGAAAAGGATTGTGAGAAAGTGGAATAGAATGGACTCGAACCATTATACCGTGTACCTGTTATGCGCGCGCCAGTGCTTTGCCCATTAAGCTGCTATCCCAAACTTTATTTCCCATGTATCGTTCATGCGAAACCATTTCATGCAAAGGCTAACGACTTGTTTTATGTTTATCGCACTGAAAAACAAGTAAAAAGGTCCGCCTAGTCTTGATGTCGCTCAAGGCCCTGTCTCTTAAGCCGCCTGTTTGCTACCGTTTGGGATCTCGTTTGAAACAGGAAAGTCAACTATGATCAATCAGCCACCGGCCTTTGACAACCGGAAGCCGCAGGAGGAAGCTCATTTGTACAGAGTTCCATGTTAGTATTATAACATGATTATTTATTAATTTTATTAGTCTTTGTATAGCACTTAATTATCTGTGCTATTCGTCCCTGGCTGTAATGAGTTTTCCTCGCTATACTGATCTGATTTTCACCATCGATAAAATACATCCTGAATATTGTCCTTGTAGAACTATCCTTAATCCCTGCTATGTAGTTTTCAATGTCTATCTGCTTTTTCAACAGCTCGTCTCTCAATACCTCTCGCTGCCTTAATAGCTCTGATACTTTATTCTGCCTCTGCGTAGCGTCCGCAGGATCTATCCCGGCAACCCCAAAGAGCGTTGGAGTGTAAGGGAAGTACTTACTTGATCCCTTTACAGTTCCGAACAGCACAATCTCTGCAGACTCCTTGGTCTCAGCAATACGCCTGTTTAAATCCTCTATCTCTTTCTTTATAGCCTTGTACTGGCTTAATTCCTTTTCTGTCAATAAAATCCCTCCCCCTAAATAACCTTACCACCGTGTTTATACGGCCTACGCTTATTAAACTCATGATTCTCCAGCAACATGGATTCAATGTCAATTCCATAATGGTGACACATATCAAATACCCGAATAACAACGTCTGCCAGTTCAGAAGGAATACCTTCAGGCTTTGCATCCATACAACCTTTACAAGTTGTAGTTTCGTCAAGTTGGCAGATAATCGGCACATCCTTAGGCGCTTTACAGGTATAATAAGTTTCATTCACTTTCTTCCCCTTACGATACTCTTCTAAGGACTCTGACAGCTCCGAATGGCATAAGGCAATTAACTCACCGAAGCTTCTTTCTTCCTCCCACCAGCCATGGGCTACCGCATTTTCTCCGACTTCTTTTACAAACTCATTTATGTTCAACATACTTAGCCTCCCTTCTGTTCACAATCTTTTCAATCTCCAATCAAACAAAGGACACATTCTACCGATATACTTAACTTGTGAATAAGTAATTACCCCCTCAAACACTTTTTCATAATCGGCCAGTAGGATAACCTGCTGGCCACTCCTCTGTCTTACGGAACAAACATTTCACTTATCCAACCGCATTTTCTACATTCATAATTCCAGCATTGTGCATCGAACTGTGAATTTTTATATCTCCTGGCCAAAAGCCTATTTGTTTGCTTTATTCTCTTTCCATCAGCGTCTTTAAAGATTTCATTTCTACTGTTCAAATCCATTTCGACGAATAAAGGAAACTGATAATTGACTGAAATCTTAAGACTCCCACATTCTGGACAGCAATTGCCCTCGCCGTTTTCATCTAATGGCTGCTTAGCAATACTCATATGTCACCTTCTTTCTTAATTTTGGGTACAAAAAAACTACCAACTGGTGTTGATAGTTGGTAGTATAAAAAAGTTGCATCCTCTATTCTTCTTTAGAAATATTTGAATGTTTTAATCCTGTATATATCTTATATCCATTTTTTGTGAGTATAATAGCAGTTTTTATCTTTGCTTTTTTAACTTTTTGTTTAACTATTCGAGCTCCGATCAAGATAGTTCCACCAATAACCCCACCTCCGATTGCTGCACCCGTTGCAAGGTCTTGGGTTCTACGTATTCTTGAAACTTCCTGTAAAAATTTTAACGGACCACCAGATTGCTTTATTACAGGAGTGAGTTTAATATAATTATTTCTCTTCCCTGGCAAAACTCCAAATCCATACTTTAATATTGATTTAACCTGACTCATAGATACCTCCTGCGCTAACAATGAAATAGTTACTGTTAATACATATCTATATTAGAATACACCATTTTCTACCAACTATCAATATTCAGTTGTCAATGTTCTACATTTTTATTTACAATCTACTTTCTTCCGGCAAGCATTTTAGCGGTAAACTCTTTCTTGCCCATCTTATCCCCATCCAGAAAAGGATCCTTGGACTTAGCAACAGCCTTCTTAAGACCATGTTTCTCAATAAAAGTATGCAGCTTAGTTGATTCTACTCCAAAATGCTTAGCCGTTTCTGCCAGGCTCATGGATCCGTTGGTGTAAAGTTTCCTTACTTCCTCTTCCGTCATTACTGGATAGCTTATTGCTTTCTCTTCTCTAACAATACCGTTCTTCTTGATAAAATTATAAATTGTACTTTCTGCACAGCCAAACTGCTCTGCAAGTTTTTTATATGGTAATCCCTGATTTATGTACAGTTCCCTTACCAGATCAATATCAAATTCTACTGTTTTTCTACCAGTCTGTTTTTCTCCCTTTATTTCAGTCTGGTTAACCATATCCTGTACAGCCTCCTCGAATACTGGGTTTACTGTTGCCGGCTTCCGGTTAAGCTTCTCCAAGAAGGATTGTGCAATTGCAGCATTATCGTAAATCCTGCCAATTATCCCATCTCTGATAATTGTCAGCTGATCAGCAGTAAGTATTCCATCCAAAGAAACTACCTGCTTACCATCCGGATCATTAAAGCATACATCTAAGTTCTTTACCTTTTCTGCCACTGAATCACAGGTCTCAATTACATTCATCTTCTCATAAATCTTATTTACTAATTCCCTGGAACTGTTTAAAACTTCCTCTCTTAACATAACCTAATCCTCCTTGTTAAATTTCTTAACCATTTCATTAAGTGCATACATACTGTCTAACTTAGCTTGTGCTTTCCTCAGAGCATCCTGGTCGTACCGAAACACATCAACTTTGCCATTGAACTTACGAAGGAACTCCATTGCTACACTGGGAGGCAGCTTCATATCCTGTGTAACGGTTTCTGCCAAGGCGGTAGCCACAATCATTAATTCTTCCTTTGCTCTAATTCTGGCCACCTGGGTAAGTTCTGATTGACTTATATTTAGTGGAGCATCATGTAAACCACGATAATTTATTTCCCTTTCCAGTGCCTCTACACCACCATTCTTAGCAATCCTTAAAGCAAATGACATACCGTCAAGGTGCAGACGCTGCTCTTTATTTATCTTGGCCATTAGTCATCCTCCCAGTCACCGGTTTCGCATATTTCATCAGGAGATTCTAAACGGCTTTTCAGTATATTGGTTTCTACGCTTAAATTTATAGTTTCGTCTAATGATTCAAGCAGCCCGTCCAGGCAATAGATTTCTTCGTCAATTTCTACTGTATAAACTAATTTCATGAAGTCACTCTCCTTTTCCCTTTCATCCCCGACAAGCACTTATCACAGATATAAAGCTCACTACTTCTTTTAGTTTTAATGTGCTGATAGTTATCCGTCATTTCAGTACGGCAGAACTCACAGATTCTTACCACCACTTCTACTGGTTTATTCTTTTTCTGCATTAATGCCTCCCTTAGATTTATAAGCCTGTTCAAGCATAGTGCTTAAATTAATTGTTATATGCCTCACCAGATCTATATCTCCATGTCTGCGGCTTAATTCACGTGCTTCATTTGCCATCTTTATTACGTCCTCTTCAGTCTTAATTTTTCCTGCCCATCTTAAAAAGAATACATAATAGACCTCGACAAGGATACTATTTACATTTTCTTGTAGTGTTTTTCTGTTATTTTCCAT